AACTCTTCAAAAACGACCGCGCTTGTCAAAGCCGCTGTGTCTGTACAGAAGAAGGGGCATTTGCCTGTTTTTATTATCACCGAGAAAAAATGGAGCTGGGACCATGCAGTAGAACTTGGTCTTGAAGCTAAAATGGTAGACGGAGAATGGGATGGTCAATTTATCTTTAATGATAACTTTGACTATATTGAACAAGTTACAGATTACATTAACGAACTATTAGACGAACAAGAAAAAGGTAATATTCCTTATTCTCTTTGTTTCCTTTGGGATTCAGTTGGTTCAGTTCCTTGTAAGATGACATTTGACGGTAAGGGTGGAAAACAACATAACGCATCTGTATTAGCTGATAAGATTGGTATGGGTATTCAGGCTCGTATTACCAAATCTCGTAAGGAAGATTATCCATACACAAACACAATGGTGGTAGTTAATCAACCTTGGGTTGAATTACCTGACAATCCATTTGGACAACCAACAATTAAAGCAAAAGGTGGTGAAGCTCTTTGGTTGGCATCGGCTCTTGTATTCTTGTTTGGTAATCAGAAAAATGCTGGTATTAACCACATTACTGCCACTAAAAATGGTAGAACGGTATCTTACGCTATCAGAACAAAAATATCTGTCCTAAAGAACCATATCAATGGATTAGGGTATAAAGATGGTAAGATTATCGCAACTGCTCAAGGATATATTGCTGACGATAAAGATGCTCTTGAAACATATAAGAAAGAGTATTCACAATATTGGAACGCAATCCTTACAGGAACAGGTGAAATAACTCTTGACGAGACTGAAGAAACTTTTACAAACGAACAATTTTAATTTTAGTTCGTGAAAAAAACACTACTTGTTGACGGAAACAATCTAATGAAAATTGGGTTTCATGGTGTGAAGGATTACTTCCACAATGGAGAACACATTGGAGCGTTGTATCATTTTATGAATACACTTCGTAAATTCATTAACGAACAAAACTTTGATAAAGTAGTAGTATTATGGGATGGTGAAGATTCCACGAGTTTACGTGGAATTCTTTATCCCAAATACAAACAAAACCGACGATTGGTTATGGAGGATGCTATCTTTATGTCCTATCTAAAACAAAAAAATCGTATCAAACAATATTTGGAAGAAGTCTATATAAGACAATTAGAGATTAGTGGAAGAGAAGCTGATGATTTAATTGCTTATTATTGTCAAGTATCTGAAAATGAAGATAAATTAATTTTTTCATCAGACAGAGACTTAACACAACTTATTTCCGAAAACGTGTCCATATACTCACCATCAGTTAAAGCTACGTTTAAACAGGGGGATAAGATTAAATTTGACGACTTTGAGTACCCACACTATAACGTAAAGACATTGAAGATATTAATTGGTGATAAATCAGATAATATTGAAGGCATCTATCTTTTGGGTGAAAAAACTTTAGTTAAATTTTTTCCTCAAATACTTGAAACAGAAGTTTCTTATAACGATATTTTAACAAGAGCTGAAAATTTATTAAAAGAGAATAAAGACAATCAAGCTCTAAAGAATCTTTTAACAGGTAAAACAAAATCAGGTATTTTTGAAAAAGAATTTTTCCAAGTTAATGAACAGATTGTTGACTTATCTAATCCTTTATTGAGTGATGAAGACAAAGAAGAAATACTATCAATTGTTACCGAAAAATTAGATATTGAAGGTAGAAGTTACAAGAACTTAATTAAGTATATGGTTCAAGACGGGTTATTTAAATACCTACCAAAGGGTGACGACTCATGGACATACTTCATCCAACCGTTCATGAAGTTAACAAGAAAAGAAAAAACAAAAACAAACAAAAAATAACATAAATTATGAAAGAACAAGACATTACCAAACTGGAATTCTTGATGACGGTAAACAACAATTTTATCGTACAACGTTTTTTTAACGTTAAGGGGTATAGCCCAAAGGCTCACAACTCGGCTGAGTTGATTGATTTGATGGATGGTTTCATTTCAGAATTGAAAGAAAATTTCAAGATGAAAACTGTAAACTATATGTTGGACAATCAATATCAGATTAGTGAAGACCCTGAGGTATTGAACACATCATTTACTGATGGACCTGAGTCGTTTAACATCTATATCAAAAATGGTGATACGACAATGTGTCATTATACGTTTGATGCTAAACTTTATCCACCTAAGGTGAGATACACCGTAGACATACGCCCGTTCCTAAAAGGTATCCTTTTTGGTCTTACTGACGTGTTGTCATCTAGAAATTTAACACACGAATACATGGGTTATCAGCTGGCTCGTTGATATTTATTCTAAAAACAAACATAATATGGCTGACAAAAATTTTGACTATTTGGGAGAGACCTTCCAATTACAACTTCTTAATCAAATGATACTTGATAAGGATTTTTCACACTCAATTATTGAGGTGATGGAATCTACTTATTTTGAAAACAAATACTTTAGATTATTTGTTCAGATGGTAAAAGAATACTATTCAAAGTTTGAACACAGTCCTAGTTTTGAGACAATTCAACAAAAAGCTAAGAGTGAAATTAGTCAGGAGTTATTATTAAAGATAACTCTTGACACTATTTCTGATATACAGAATGTTACCGAAGAGGGTACTCAGTTTGTTCAGGAAAAGGCATTGAAGTTTTGTAAACAACAAGAACTTCAAAAAGTTATGGATAAAGCTAAGAAAATCATTGACCATGGTGAGTTTGAAAACTACGACACCTTGGAAGAAATGGTTAGAGGAGCTTTACAGGTTGGAAACGTGGATAGAGGAACGGGAGATGTGTTTCAAGACTTAGATGAGGTATTGGCGGATGATTATAGACATCCAATCCCTATGGGAATACCGGGTATTGACAATCTTTTGAAAGGTGGTTTGGCAAAAGGAGAAATTGGTGTTATATTAGCACCCACTGGTGTTGGTAAATCAACACTGACAACAAAGATTGCTAATCACGCTTTTAATTTAGGGTTTAATGTTTTACAAATTTTCTTTGAGGATAACTATAAGATTATTCAGAGAAAACACTTTACGTGTTGGACGGGTATAGCACCTGACGAACTTGGTAATCATAAAGAAAAGGTTATGGCTAAAATCTCAGAGATTAAAGAAACCATGCCAAACAAGTTGATTATGAAGAAGTTACCTTCGGACACATTAACTATGAATCAGATTAAGAATCAGATTAGAAAGTTGATTGCCGATGGGACAAGGATTGATGTGGTTATTTTGGATTATATTGATTGTGTAACACCTGAAAAGATGATGGACGATGAATGGAAATCTGAGGGTTCAGTTATGAGAGCATTTGAATCAATGTGTCATGAATTGGATATTGCAGGTTGGACGGCAACACAGGGTAATAGAAGTTCTATTTCATCTGATGTGGTAACAACTGACCAAATGGGTGGTTCTATTAAGAAAGCTCAGGTAGGACACGTTATCATCACGGTGGCTAAGTCATTACAACAAAAAGAATTAAATCTTGCAACTATTGCTATCACAAAGTCAAGAATTGGTAAAGACGGGGTAGTATTTGAAAACTGTAAGTTCAATAACGAAATGTTAGAAATTGATACAGAAAGTACTACAACATTCTTAGGACTTGAAGAACAGAAGGAAGAAAGAAATAGAAGTAGAATTAAAGAAATTATGGAGAAAAGAAAACAAACAACAGTATAATTATTAAAACAATATGGAACAAAAAATGGAAAAATTATTAGAAGAAAATCCAAATCGTTTTGTGATATTCCCAATCAAGTACAACGATATTTGGGAATATTATAAGATGCATCAAGCCGCGTTTTGGACGGCAGAAGAAATTGATTTAAGCGGTGACCTACGTGATTGGGAAAACTTATCAGAGAACGAACAGTATTTTGTGAAAAATATTTTATCGTTTTTTGCAGCATCAGATGGTATCGTAAATGAAAACTTGGCTGAGAATTTCTACAGAGAAGTACAATATCCTGAGGCAAAATTCTTTTATGGAATTCAGTTGGCTATGGAAAACATCCATAGTCTAATGTACTCACTTCTTATTGATACTTACGTGTCAAATGAGGATGAGAAGAACAAATGTTTCACTGCATTAGATAACCTACCGGCAGTTCAAAAGAAGGCTAAATGGGCTTTGGATTGGATTGAAAACGCATCTTTTCAAGAAAGATTGGTTGCGTTTGCTGCAGTTGAGGGTATCTTCTTTTCAGGTTCATTCTGTTCTATCTTTTGGTTGAAATCAAGAGGTATCATGCAAGGATTGTGTAACGCTAATGCTTTGATTTTCAAAGATGAAAACTTACATTGTGACTTTGCAATTCATTTATTAAATAATCACATTGAAAACAAACCGAGTGAAAAGAGAATTAAAGAAATTCTACTTTCAGCTCTTGAAATTGAAAAAGAATTCATCACTGAATCACTACCTGTTTCTTTAATTGGTATGAACCAAAACTTAATGAAACAATATCTTGAGTTTGTGGTTGATGGATTATTGGTAAAGTTTGGATGTAAAAAACAATTTAATGTAGAACAACCGTTCAAATTCATGGAACAAATTGCAGTTGAAACAAAGGGTAATTTCTTTGAGTCACGTACCGTTGAATATCAAAAGGCCAAGTTAAATGAAACCCTATCCTTTACTGACGATTTTTAATTTATTATCTTTTTAAACTATGATGTCACTTAAAATTAAAAAAAGAAGTGGAGATGATTCGTCATTTAATCCACAGAAAATTTATAACCGTATTAAAAGAGCTTCAAAGGGGTTGAGTGTCAACTCCGATGAAATCTTTATTAAGGTTATCACTTCAGTACCAACTGAAGGTATTATTACTACAAAAGAATTAGATAAGTTAATCTATGAAATTGCTGCGGCGTTTACAGGTAGTCATCACGATTACTCAAGATTAGCGTCTTCAGTTGCTATTTCATCTTATCATAAAGAAACTAATCCAAGTTTTTGTCAAACAATTAGAGAGTTATATTCTGATGGAATTATCAATGATGGTTTGATAGAAATAATTGAAAGATACGGAGAGGAAAATATTGATAATGTTATTAATCACGACAATGATTACAATTTTGACTATTTTGCTTGGAGGTCACTTGCTGAGATGTATCTTCTGAAATTGTCGGAAGGTAAAGTAGTTGAACGTCCACAACACATGTATATGAGAGTTGCTCTTTGGGTAACTAATACATTTAAGGAAGCGGTTGAGTATTACCAAGCGTTATCAACTCAAAGAATATCTCCGGCAACACCAATTATGATTAATGCTGGTACTAAAACACCACAACTTGCTTCTTGTGTTCTTCATTACAATGATTCGGATTCTCGTGAAGGTTTGTTAAACACCATGAGAGATATTTCAACTTACTCATCTGATGCTGCGGGTATCGGACTATCAATGTCTAACATTCGTAGTAAGGAGAGTCGTATTTCATCTTCAGGTGGACACGCTGGTGGACTTTTAAAGTATTTGAAGATTGTAAATGAGTCACTTCGTTTCTTTAACCAACAAGGGCGTAGACCTGGTTCTGCGGCAATTTACTTGGAACCTTGGCATAAAGATATCTTTGACCTATTGGAAATTAAAAAGAATACAGGCGCCGAGGAATTAAGAGCTCGTGATTTGTTTACCGCACTTTGGATTCCTGACAACTTTATGAACGCAGTTAAGAACAACGACGATTGGTATTTGTTCTGTCCTAATGATATAATTAAGGCGGGTATAAAACCATTACAAGAAAGTTACGGTGATGAATACGAAGAAAATTATAAATTAGCCGTAAGTATGGGTCTTGGTAAGAAAGTTAAGGCTCAGGAGATTTGGAATAAGATTATTGAATCACAAGTTGAAACAGGTGTTCCATATTTATGTTCTAAAGATAGTGCTAACAGAAAGACAAACCATCAGAACATTGGTGTTATTAAACAATCAAACCTTTGTAATGAAATCTATCAATACACTGACGAGAATATAACCGCAATCTGTACTCTTTCATCTATGGTGTTAAAGAACTATGTAAAAGATGGTGAGTTTGATTTTCAGGGATTGTATGAAGAAACTCGTAAGGTTGTAAGAGCGTTAAACAAAGTTGTTAACATCAACAATTACTCAACTGAAAAAGGACGTAAGGGTGGATTATACCAAAGAGCAATCGCTATTGGAACTCAAGGACTTGCAGACGTATTCTATTTGATGGATTACATTTTTACATCTGAGGAAGCTCGTAAATTAAATAAAGAAATTTTTGAAACAATCTATTTTGCGGCAATCACTGAAAGTAACAGATTGTGTATGGATGGTAAGTATGAACCGTATGCTTACTTTAAAGGGTCACCAATGTCACAAGGAGTATTCCAATTTGATATGTGGGGATTGAATGAAGATGAGTTATCAGGAAGATGGCCTTGGTCAACTCTAAAAGAGAATGTTAGTAAGTACGGAGTTTGTAACTCATTATTCACAGCTCAAATGCCTGTGGCATCTTCAGCTAAGATTACAGGTTCATATGAAATGACAGAACCTGCTCATTCGGCAATTTTCAACAGACGTGTAATTGGTGGTGAGATTATGATTGTTAACAAGTATTTGATTAGTGATTTTGAGAAGATTGGAATTTGGTCTGAGGACTTAAAGAATGAAATCATTATGAATGAAGGTTCAATTCAAGGAATTAACTTCTTGAATTATTTGGACCCTGAAGATAAAAGATATAACTTTAAAGTTAAGAGAATTGAAAGACTGATTGAAAAGTATAAAACAATTTGGGAAATATCACAAAAGGCATTGATTGAAATGGCGGCAGATAGAGCACCATTTATTGACCAATCACAATCAATGAATATCTACATGTCAAACCCAACATTATCAAAAATTTCATCATCACATTTCTACGGATGGGAAAAAGGATTAAAAACACTTTGTTATTACGTTAGAACAAGAGCAATCTCAACGGGAGCTAAACACTTAGCTATGGACGTATCAAAAATTAACAAACCAAAACCAACACCTGAACCACCAAAGGTTGATTACAGTTATATGAATTTACCTCCAAAACCTGAGAATAGTGAATTTGATTGTTTTGGTTGTTCATCATAATTAACAATATCCGATGTGTTATCCCGAGCTAGGTCGGGATTTTTTATTTAAAGAGGTATTTATTATTATGTCTAATATCATACAAGAAGAAATTGAAAAAATAAGAAAAATGATGCTCTCAGAGAACATGGTTCAGGAGGGTGGTGAAAAAAAGTTAAAACAAACTTTAGACATTCTAAAAAAGAAAAAGAAAGTTTTATTATTAAGTTGTTCAAATAGATATAATTGGGATGATAAAAATATTGATGTCCCTAAATCAAAAATCTTAGCAATGTATTTAAATGAAGAACTTGGGGATAAATCAGTTTTCATGGATGTTTCTGAATTAAAAATATTTCCTTGTGAAGGAAATGTGTCTAGAGAAGAAGGTAATAGTTGTGGACTTTTAAAATCTTTACTTAAAGATGATAAAAAAAATCCTTCAGGATACCATAGATGTTGGGCTAGTTTAAATAATAAGTCAGATGAACTATGGAAAGTATCTAAAGAACTTTTTGAAGCGGATGCTGTAATATTTTTTAGTTCAGTGAGATGGGGACAAGCAAATATGTTCTATCAAAATTTAATTGAGAGATTAACTTGGATTGAAAATAGACATGCTACTTTAGGTGAAAAAAATATAGTTGAAGGCATTGAGACAGGATTTATCTGTGTTGGACAAAACTGGAATGGTGAAGATGTAACTAAAACCCAAATGAAAGTTCATGAGTTTTACGGATTTGAACCAAATAAGAAACTATATTGGAATTGGCAATACACAACAGATGTTTATGACGAAAGTAAATCTTCTTACAAAAAATCCCACAAAAAGTTTATTGACGATATGGGATTATGAAATTGGTTATTATAGGTACTCACCCAAAGGAAAACCAATAATTGATTGTATAAGTTACTACCCTATTAATGATTTTATAAACGAATATCTACTTAAACAAGAATTTGTAGAATTTGAATATGAAAATGAAACTCCAAAAACTATTGAGGGTAAAATTATTGTTTTGATATAAATTTAATTTTTCAGTATTTATTTAATATGGCAAATGGTGTAACATACGGTATTACTTTTCCTTTTAAAGATTCGCTAAATGGTAAATTTTTGGATTTATCAGATACAAGTGAAGAAGAAATTAGAAGTAGTTTAATACATTTATTACTTACAAGAAAAGGTAGTAGATATTTTATGCCAAACTTTGGGACAAGATTATATGAGTTTATTTTTGAACCACTTGATAGTCCTACTTTTGACCAAATAGAGACAGAAATAAAAGAAGCGGTTGAAACTTACATACCAGGATTAACAATTACTTCAGTTAAAATTGAACCAGCGGTTGAGACTCAAGATACTTTACAAATAAATAATGAGTCGGCAACTGAATTTAATTTTACTAATACTCCTGAAATTGAATACACCGCAAAAGTAAGAATAAATTATAATATTACAAATAATGTATTTAATACCGCAGGATTTGTAATTATTAATATATAAAACTATGATATCATATACTACAAGGGATTTTCAGGCAATTAGATTAGAGTTAATAAATTATGTTAGAACTTATTATCCTGATTTAATTCAAAACGTAAATGATGCTTCTGTTTTTTCTGTATTACTTGACTTAAACGCTGCGGTTACTGATAACTTAAATTATCATATTGATAGAAGTTTACAAGAAAGTGTTTTACAATTTGCACAACAACCAAGTTCACTTTATAATATTGCTCGAACTTATGGATTAAAAATTCCTGGAATGAGACCATCGATTTCATTGGTTGATTTTTCAATACAAGTTCCACCTTTTGGTGACGCTCCTGCTGTACAATCTAGTACAGGTACATTACAACCACCAGACTCTGCTTATTTTGGAATTTTAGCTAAAGGTAGTCAGGTAATTGGTGCTGGTCAAACTTTTGAAACTTTATACGATGTTGATTTTGGTAATGATTTTAATAGTGAAGGAATGGTTAACAGAACAGTAATTCCTAACTTTAACGCTAATAATATATTAATTAACTATACAATTACAAAAAGAGAAGTTGTTATTAATGGTATTACAAAAGTATTTAAGAGAGTTATTAATACTCCTGAAACAAGACCATTTTTTGAATTTTTCTTACCTGAAAAAAACGTATTGGGTGTAACTGGTGTAATCTTAAAAGACGGTACTAATTACAACAACATTCCTTCAGCACAAGAGTTTATGGATACTACAAACTTAACTAATAAGTGGTTTGAAGTTGAGGCTTTAGCTCAGGACAATATTTTTATCGAAGACCCAACAAAACCACAGGATGAAACAGGTATTAAGGTTGGTCGTTATTATAAAACAAACCAAAAGTTTATTACTGAATATACACCACAAGGATTTTTAAAATTAACTTTTGGTGGTGGAAATACATCCTCAGATGAACTATTAAGACAATTTACTACTAATGGTACTCCTTTAGACATATCGAAATATCAAAATAACTATTCTTTAGGTTCAACACTTAAAGGTAATTCAACATTATTTGTTCAGTATCGTGTTGGAGGTGGATTGGTAAGTAATCTTGGACCTGGTTCAATTACTCAACTTGGAACTGTGAACTTTAATGTATATGGTAGTGACCAAAATAAAGTTACTGCAGTAATTAATTCTTTATCTTGTAACAACATATTACCATCAATTGGTGGTGCAAATTATCCAAGCATTGAAGAAATTAGAAATTTAATAACATTTAACTTTGCCGCACAAAACAGAGCGGTAACTATTAATGATTACGAAGCGATTATTAGAAAAATGCCTTCAAGATTTGGAGCACCTGCTAAAGTTGCAATTACTGAGGTTGATAATAAAATAAACGTACAAATTTTGTCATACGATTCTACAGGAGCGTTAACTGAAGTAGTATCTGGTACAATAAAAAATAATATTGCAACTTATTTGTCAAATTACAGAATGATGAATGATTATATCCAAGTTCTTTCGGCTCAAGTAATTGATTTAGCGTTTGACATTTTTATTGTACTTAATAGTTCACAAAATCAGGGTGTTGTAATTTCAAATATAATATCAAGGATTAATACTTATATGAGTCCAAGTAATCGAGGTATGGGTGAAAATCTTTATATATCACAATTAAGAGCGTTAATACAAAGTGAAGAAGGTGTTATTACTGTTGCATCTATAAATGTGTATAACCGAGTTGGTGGATTATATTCATCATCACAAGTTTCTCAATCATATTCTAATACAACAACAAAAGAAATTAAGGTTATAGAAGATACTATTTACGCAGAACCAAATCAAATTTTTAATATTAGATTCCCTGATAAGGACATTAAAGTGTCAGTTAAAAATCTAACAACAGTTAATTTCAGTTAACATCATTTATTTTTTGAAAATCGTGTGTAAACTATTTATTAAAAAACACACATGTCTTCATCTTACAGAATTAGAACAGAGTTAGGGATTGATAAAGTAATTCAGGTAAAACTTGAACAAAATTTTGACACACTTGAATTATTGTCTTTATCAATTAATCCAAATGATACTTACATTAGAGCTTGTGCTGACTATGGGGTGGTTGTTGGTAGAGTTTTCTGCAATAACGGATTTGGTTTACCTAACGCTAAAATATCTATTTTTATTGCTTTAGATGAGGCAGACATCAATGATACTGTAATTAGTACATTATATCCATACAGAACAATTAATGACGTTAATGAAGATGGTTACAAATACAATTTATTACCTTATACACCCTCTTACACAGGACACATTCCTGTTGGGACTTTTCCTGATAGAAATGACGCTTTAACTAATAAGTCGGTAATTCAGGTTTACGACAAGTATTTTAAGTTTGTTGTTACCACAAATGGTTCGGGTGACTTTATGATATTAGGTGTACCACCAGGACAGCATACTTTATTTATGCAAGTTGATTTGTCCGATATTGGTGAGTTTTCATTTACACCTGCGGATTTAATTAGAATTGGTAGAGCAACTGAATCACAAGTTAACGGGGCTCAGTTTAAGTTTTCTGAAAATTATAGTGAACTACCTCAAATTGTGACAATATCAAAAACAGTTCAAGTTGCACCATTTTATGGTGAACAAGAAACTTGTGATTATTATATTGCAAGAACTGACTTTGACTTAACTGCTGAAGCTCAAGTTACTATTTTACCTACAGCAGTTTTTATGGGTTCATTGGTTTCAACAGTTGATGAAACTAAATTAGGGTATAATAATATCTATGACAAATGTAAAATCCCAAAAACAATGGGTGACTTGTGTGACTTGACTTCAGGTCCTGGGCAAATATTGGCGATAAGACAAAGTTATAGAACTGATAGTGACGGATTACCGATATTGGAAACAGTTGAATTAGAAAATGGTGGTAAAGTAATTGATGAAAATGGAGCTTGGTTACTAGAAGTTCCAATGAACCTTGATTATGTTTATACCGATGAAGAGGGTAATCAACAAATAACACAAAATCCTGAAGTTGGTATACCGACAAAAGGTAAGTACAGATTTAAAGTAAAATGGGAACAAGGCCCTGAAATTTCCGAACCTACTAAAAGAGCTTATTTTTTAGTTCCAAATATTAAAGAATATGGTTGGACTAATTCAGACGACCCATATTTGGATTACCAATTTAATGAACAGATTGGTATTCCTGTATCTATTTTCATACCATCAAATTCTCCAAATGAGAATGGTGAGTATGTTTATTTATCAGACGCAGGTTTAAATCCTAATGAAACTAATCGAGTGTATAGATTAACAGGTACGTTAAATGTTGAAAACTTTCAAATATATTACTCTGATGGTACTCAATATCTTTCACAAAATATATATCCGCAAGATTTTACATCTTTATATTTTGTTTATGATAGAATAGATGATGGTTCAGATGCAATCATCAACTTCTTAAAAATTGATGAAGATAGATTTTTACTTGAACAGTCATATGCTTTTAGTTTAGATTGGACAGACTATGCTAATGTGTCAGCCGCAATTAATTGTGAAGATACATTTATGGAACTTAAATATAATAAAGTTTACACTGTTAGTCAGTTAATGGATAGATATGTTTCGGAAAGGAGACCGTGGAATACAACAGGTATTAAAAATATTTTAGATGATAAATGTACAGGTGAATATAACAAATTTCCAACCAATGATGCATTTTTTAGAGTAAATTTTACATATATAGTGTACAACATATTCTTTGAAATTTTCAGATATATCGCAATGATTTTAATGATTATTGCTCACATTTTGGGATTTCTATGGTTAGTTGTCGGACCAATTTTGGCGACAATTGTTTCATTAATTCAAACTCTTGTTTATGGAATATGTGTTTCGTTAAATTGGATTAGAAGAAGATTTGGTAGACCTGAAAGAACATGTAATACACCAATAGATGTTAGTGCATTTTTTACAGGTAATCCTTTTAAAAATCTTGGTTTACCTTTATTATTGTATACTGAAGATGGTTGTGAAAGATGTAATTGTAGGTTAGATGACCAAAGAATTAATTTTGATTCTATTGGACAACCTAATTTATATACGTTACTTAATTCAAGTATTTTAATTGACTCAACCGATTTTACACTCTATCGTAGTGATAATGTTGAATCTGAGTATATATCTGGTTTATATGCTGGTGACGTAAATCCAAGTCAATATTTTGAGTATAATAGATTTCCGTGGGTTATTGCTGAAATTGAAGTTGAAGTTGAGGTTAACAATAACGGAGATACTGATATTAGAACATTAACTAACTCTCATTTCTCAACGTCGCTACCTTATTCTGAATATTTAAATTCTTGGAACAATAAAGGTAGATATTTTGATGGTACTGATATTGAAACTGATTTTGGTCTTCCAACTGACTTTTACGGTTCAACAAGAATGATAGTTTCAATTGAACCTGATTTTAACAATCCTCAAACAAAATATCATATGGATAATTTTACGGTATTGTTTATTGACCCGTCGGCTAGTCCGTTAGAAGCTGGTAAGATAGTATCATTTCAGGATAGAGATATGTCAATTGACCCGAATTATTTTTCTGAACAAAGACAAGTATATGCTACAGGTACAACAATTAATTTATCACATATTAATGTACAATGGACAAACCCTACAACGGGGCCTAACCAAGCTAGTCAAATGATGACAACGTATAATATACCAGGATTTGATAGTTTACCTAAGACAACAGGTTTTCCATCTGACATTGAATATTTCCAAGTAATTACGGGATGGACAGTTGGTCAATATAAAGAAATTATAGGTAACCCTTTTGGTGGTAAATTTGGACTCTTATATAATTACAGTATGACTCATTATGAATATAGTACAGGTAATAATATTGCGGGGTATAATGGAAGAATTAGGAGATTTGAGAATCCACAAAACATTATTGGAATATCTAATTTAATATCAAATATTGATGATTATCAAATTGTTGTTTTAATGAGAGGTGTTGATGTTCACTCACCTAGAGTAAAACAAAGAATTTATACTGACCCATTTTTTAATGCCTTTGGTTATGGTTATGGGTATGTTAATAACAATGGGTCTTTACCTCCATTAAATCAAGTTTTAGACAATCCAAGTGGTTATATTGAAGGTTATTACAAGTTAAATATACCCTTACAACCAAATGCGTATAATAATAAAACTTGTACAAGACATAATCAACTGGGTACTAATACTGACGCTGACCAATGGGGTAGTACTGTATTTTATGATAGTTACGCCTTTTTATATAATACTAATTTATTTTCAGCGTATATTACTAATATGTTAAATTACTATTCGTCTTTTGATATAACCACGTTTGGTCAAAATGGTAGTAATAGTCAAATACCACCTCAGTTTTCCGATGGTAGTTACAATCCATTATACTTGAATTTTGATAATGGTTATACTAGAAATAGTACGTTAAATTTTATGGGAGGTTATTTTAGTGTACAACAACAAAATCCTGCGAGTGGGGCAGGAAACTGTAGTTTACCAAAACCGGTAACTCCCGTTTATACTTTAAATTATTGGAACTTTCCTGAGTTATATAGTGGGAATGGTTTAATTCCCTATCAAACATTAGAAGGACAGTCTTTGTATTATTTAAATATTGGTTATTCTTATTACAATTCAGATTGTGAATTTTGTAATGGAGGTCTCGGTGAACCATGTAGTTTACTAGTTAATAGTTACAGTAGTTTCCAAAGAGGCTTTATTTCACCTTCATACAATAGTACAAATTCATATGCTAATTCTAACGCCAATGGATATACAATCTATTCAAGTATTAATATGAATAATAGTTCAAGAATTGTTGTAAGAACTGATAGGTTACCGACATCAACATCTGAGTCAATTAATGGTGGTAATAGTTACTTGATGCACCAAAACCCAACATTTGCAATTTTCCAATACAACGACTCTGGTGAACAATCTGAACTAACTAATGTAACACAACAAGCATTTTCAATTAATGATAGTACAAATCAATTTTTACCTTATGCTGAAGTCGCTGACTCTTTAGCTGATTGTGAAAAGGCGGTAATGTTAAAGTGTTATGAGTTAATTAATGGAGTGCCCACTATAAAACCTGATTGTGAGGAATTAATGAACCCAACATCGAGCAATAAAAAATTCTTTAATTATGGTACAGGATGTTATAATTTAGTTTCAAAATTAATTGCAACTATTCCTGATGACATAAGGTCGATTGTTGAATGGTCACAAAGAGTTAAAGTTAATAATGCGGTATGTTTCAATGTGTTTTCCCATTCATTTTCAAATCAATGGATAAATGGTACTTTATACGCTTATCCATTCAACAATAAAAGAGTATTTACTGGTTCTGATAATAGACCGTACAGTATCTTTTGTAAGGATACAATATACTTCCATGAAACAAGTAATAATTTTTATTACAGAAGTTCTCCTTGGTCAGTGACTGAAGGATTTATTGGTAAAAATAATACAACTTTTGGTAACACTATTGACTTTGGAAATTATAAATTTTTACAGTCACCTACAACAATTTTAGATTTAGGGCCTAAAGCTTATTTCATTCAGGAGTTAGTAAATAATGATGACTATGATGGTTATATTGTTTCTAAAATTAAATCTACAAGTTACAATAATGTTTCTGAAATTTTGAATTTGTTTATATTAAGTCGTTTAGTTAATCCAAATTTTTTACAATTTTTAATACCATCGACACCGGGTGTGAATGAAGGTTCGGACGACCCAACCGTAAGAGGTTTCTTTAAAAATAGAAGATGGGAAAATAACAATACTAGTACATTACCTGCATTAGTTGATGCTGATTATGCTCAGATGATATCAATTAACTCTGAGTTTGGTATAATACCATTTAGTGTTTCTAATTACGCTCAAACAGTAGATTCAGTATACCAACCTGTAATTTTAGGTGACGAAAATAATTTCCCATTTTTTGGATTGTTATTAACAGGTATTACCCAAGATAGAGATTATATATCACCAAGACGAACTATATGGAATCCACAGGCAACTATTGATACCCCACAACAATATAATTTTACTGAAATTCCTGTTAAGTCACAAGAAGTACCATTTTATTTATGGAAACTTATAAAAATGAATAATGAAGAGACTGGACAACCTATGGACTATGGGACAATTTTTGGTTCACAAAATAATAATTGGGTGACAAACTATCCTGATTCAACAGGGGAGTTTAATAATTCATTCTTCCAATACAAATATCAAAAATTAGATAGATTTAATAATGCTAGTCGATATTTTCAGGTGGATGGAAACTTGGCGGCTAATTATAGAGGGACTTTAATAAACTTTGACTCAAATAATGTACCAACAGATACAATACCGACTCAAAACTTTAATCCTCAATTTTTAGTAGGTGCTCCAAACCACTTCTATTTTGGATTAAAAAGAGGTGGAAGTGCGTTAGATAGATTTTTAATAAAATACGTAAATACAGAAGAAGTAATTGAATGATAATTTTCAAATATTAAAAGGTACCGCTAGGTATGCGAGTGCTCCCGACATTGATAGTAAAATCAATGTTACTTTAGATAGTACTCTGAAGGAACTTACTGAGTATGACAGAAATTTAGGAATTGATTTAGCCTTCAGATTTGATACTGAAAGACAACAATCAACAATTTTTAATTTTACCTGTAAGTTTACTCTTCTTTTTGAAAACGCTTATTCAGGATTAACACAACCAATTACAAATCCGTATTCACCAATCAATAGAAATTTATATTATGTAAGTCCTGAAACGTATAGAATTTTACAAAACAGTAATCCTGACCCTAGTTTTGAAATTGCTTGGGCTGGTTTACCACAATATCATGAGTTTGAGTTTATAAGAACGGATTATAATGTTCCTGGATATACAACCATTCAAAATAACCAAACTCCACATGTACCATTTAATACTTTAGAGGCAACGTTTTACAATTGGTTTTTTTATCTAACATATCCTTTTGAAAGTGATTATACAAAACAATTACAAATTTTATTAGATGATGGTAATACTTTTGATTGGATTATTGGGAATGGAATTCCATTTGTAGTAAGTAATGAATTTATAAATGGTAAACCTGTAATTCAATTTACGTGTCCATTTAATCATAATTTAAGTGAAGGTGATAGTGTTGAATTAACAATTTCTTGTAACACTAATAATACCTTTGATGTTTATACTTTAGGTGATTCATATGCGAATAATCAAGATAGAATATTCACAATATATAATTTAGGTTATGCTGATTGTGGTAATTTTTATGATGGGGCAATTGGATTAATGAAACGAATTACAACTAAAGGTAATCCTGAATCAAAATCAAAATATTATGTAAGAAGACACAAAGTTATTACAAGTTATAATGATTCAGAATTAACAAAAACAGGTTTTGAAAATAATCCATTCGGTACAAACACAAAATATGAGTCAAAAGCTTTAACTCCAAATTTGAGTCCAAGAATTTCAATAAAAGAAGGTTCACAAAGTTATAACTTATCATTTAAAAACGATGTTGATATAAATAACCTTTTAGATAATTTAAATAGACCTGTTACTGAATTTTATACAACAGTAGTTAATAGAGGATATTTTGGATTTTTTAATAAACCAATTGTTAATGGGGTAGGGTTAAAACAGGGATGGGAGTTTAATCTTGGGCCAAATTTAAATACATGGTGGAACGATACAAACACGTTAGCGTTAACAAACGTTCAAACTAATTTCTATGATAAAACATCACCTGGTGGTACAATTTTAAGATTTTATTATAATTTACCATATAATGTTGGAGATACTCTTGATGGGGATATTTGTGAATGGAATGATATGACACAAACTGAAACTGTTTTGTCTGAATATTACCAAAAAATAAATTTTAATCAAAAAATATTTAGAACATCACCTATTGGTGAGTCAAATCCAAATACTGAAGGTTATTATTATAAACCACACTATAAATTCCAAATAAGGGTTTTTTCAGATTATGTTGAACAAAGTGACGAAAGTAATCCTCAAAATTTTCCTTTAGTTAATTTACCTACTTACGCTTTCTTTTCAAGTTACAATAATGATTTCAGATGGAGAGATATATATCCTTATGGTTTCATTGATGATATTGGACGAGGTGTTGATAGGCCTTTTTTAAATAACAAACATTACGTACATGAAAACTTCATTTTTAGATTAATACCTGAAGGAAGTAATGTAACTAATATAAACACTACACAAGTTAACGACCCAATTACAGATGGTTGTGAATAATTTTAAAATATTAAAAACAAATATTGATAAGGGGATTAACATCCCAATCAATATAAATTGGGACTTTTTGGATAGGGAAGACGCTCTTAATTTGTATGAGGAACAAATTATTACTGAAATAATTGGTGAACCTGAAAATTATGAAACTGCAAGATTTTCATATCCATATCCTTTTAGGTATGTTTTTAATTTTAAAAACAGTGGTGATACCGATTGGGTAAATAGTTATGTTGAATCGGGTAGATTTACACAACCTCAAGTTTTAAATAAGACAACTGCGTTTATGAAATCATTCTTCAAGATTGATTTTTACGATAGTCAAAATACTTTAAGAAGACGAAATTTTCTAACTGTTATTTTAAATAAAAAAAATGATACAACAGATGTTGATTTGGGAAATAATCAAGGAACGGGTAAACTATCAATACCTCGATATAGTTTGAACCCATTAACTAATCCTGAAGGTTTTTATCTTTATTGGTTTGAAAATCCTGAAATATTAAATTTAACAAAATTGTATATGACTGTTAAATTTTTTGATGGTTCTGATGGGACATTTACAACGTTTACCACAAAAAAACAAACCGATTCATCGACACCTTATCGATTGACTACTGATTATTTTATGAGAGAAGTTAATTTTAATTTTACTCAACAGACATATACAATAAATAATCTTAATTCACAAATTCCACTTTCAACAAATAATTGGTACGAGTATAAAAATCCACCTACAGTATAAAAATGGAAATAATTAAAATTAAAATATCTCCTGAATTTTTAGAATCAGATATTGTACAAGTAACATCTAGCGGGTATACTTTTGGGGTATATACTGGATTGACAAGTATATTACAAGGTAATACTGGTGGAACGTCATTACTTACAGGACTTACATTTCCTATTTTATTAAAACAAAAGTATCAAGATATTGGTTATTATGATGGATTTGATGGGAATATTACACAACAAGTTATTTCTGCTAACTTTTCATTTACCTCGTCAACAGAAAGTCCGTATACCGTTAGTTTATTTAATAATTCAAGTGAGGGTGCAGTTTATTTAATTGATTCGACATATACGATTGATTGGGGTGATGGAAGTTCACAAGTTATAAACTCTTTTTATCCTGACTTTATAAATCACACTTATGGAAATCCTTTACCTAACCCAACAAGTTATACCATTACATTAAGACAAGAAAACATGTGGGGTACTGTTACAACAACTAAAACAGTTAATGTACCTTACTCACCTGTGGATAATTCAAACCCATACGGAACTGTGACTTTTGCAAATACAAGTGGAAGTTGGAGTGCTAGTCCTCAGACATATAATTTTATTTATACTGCAGATTCATATAATGAAATTGCGTATCAAATAGGTTCTTATTATGGACAGGTACCTTATTTTATTACAGGGGTAACAACGTCAAGATTAGAGGATTTATCATTGTATGGGCCAACACAATACCAAGTGGGTCAGACGGTTAATTTACCTGGAGGTGGGTATGGTGTTGTTAATTATTTAACATCACAACAAACAGGATATACTATAAACAATACAGACTATATTGACTTTTCGGGTGGGACATCAATTTTTGTCGTGGCTTCTTCAGGATTAACTTCAGATATGTTAGTTCAAAGTGCTATTACAAAGAATGAAGTTCTTATGAATGTAATAGACCAACCTCAATTATTTTCAAGTGTTTTTGTTGAACGAGGTAAGAATTCCGCATTGGAAAACTTCAGAAGAATTGGTGAAGTTTCAACAATGTCAGATTTGGTAAATTACGGATATAATTTTTTCAACATACAAAACAGTCAATAAAACTAAAAATTAATATTTATACTAATAAGGTAAAAAATGGCAACAGGTAATTATGGAACAGTAAGATTGGCGGATGTGAGTCCAGCTGATGTGGAAATAATAATGAATTATACACCATCAAGAGATTTCACTAATAATTTCATCTTGAAAAAATTAGATGCTCTTGAGTTGTTACAACCTTATTTTAGTAATCCTGCTATTGGTGGGCAAACAAATGAAATTTTAGGTGGGATGTATAATTTAAAATTACCATCTTCAGAATTTAATAATCTTGGAATTTATAACCTATTAATTAGGCCAATTCAAATTAGAACTGAAATTCTTGATTGTGGTGTATTACAAGCACTACCAAATGTTAAGGGTATCATTATTGATTTGACAAATGTACCCCAAGAATTTTTAAACAGATTTGTTCCACAAGGACTAGTGGGTTATCGAATAGAATATTTGAATAGTGATGGTACAAAAAATACTAATTTTTTTAGAATAATTACTTCTTCATTTTATTGTGAGGCGGTAGTTGCAAATACTAATAATACATCCGATAAAGCACAAAGATGGGTTTATAGTGATGGTGAAACTAATCTTTTATTTTGTACGGTTTCACCAAGTTCATCACCCTCAAACAAACCAAATGCAACACCTTATATTGGTGCTGCGGGACAAAATATTATTTTAACAAATACCTTTTTTGACCCAATAATGATTGAAGTTGAAATTGTTGAAAATGATATATCAACGTTAGCAATCGCACTTTACGGGAATCAAACTAAATCTATTGAAGATGGTATATATACCATTTATGATACTAATAACAACATTTACAAACAATACAACTTATATGAAATTAGAAGTCAATTTAATGAGTTGTTATATGAGGTTAGACAAAATAGAGGAAGTAATCTTGATACAACTAAAATCTTTGATAATATCATAGCTTAATGGCAACTTATAAATGTCCACCACAAAATAGAAATTTTTCCGATAATTTTGTTGGTTTACAACTGACTGATGGTGGAGGACTTACGCTTGGTGGTTTTGAATTCTCAACTAGTATTACCGAAAAGGTTAATAGAAATTTTGAAACTGGTACATTTTCATCATTATTTAATAATGATGATTTAAATTTAACACCCGAATTAGCTGCGTCTGTTTATAACAATAATTTCAGATTGTACCCAAATTTTGATGAAACTGATGTTACAAATTTTGTATCCTATGGTTCATTAAGTAAACGATTAGAAGTTGCAATTAATAATGTCTTAAATTATTTTCCAGCGGCGTTAGAAATAAGAAATTTTACATCAGGGTCAACAACTGCAAATACTGCGGTTAATATTAGTTATAATGGTAATTTAGATGAAACAGTATTAACAATTCCTTGGCAAACAATAAGTAATCCTTTCAATATTGATTATAGAATTAATGCAACTGTTTATATCAGTAGTTTAGGATTTCCTGTTTCAAAATACAGAAACTTAACAAATCAATTTAGAAGTTATTCATTATTTCTTAGCGGACAAAGTTATGAACTAAATTATATTAATACAACCTCTGATTTTTCAACCGATTTAACAATATATGTTAAAGGTAATCCATTTAGTGGGTTAACAACATATTCTCAAAATTTTGTTGTTAGACCAAATGATACAATAGTTAATGAAGTTTTCAATCTTGAGTTAGGAGAAATTGAAGAAGCGTTATTAAATAGATACTCTAACCCAATATATACGTACCAATATCAAACACCATCTGAATCGGATGATGGTTACATTTCAAATGTTGTACGTTCAATTACTTGGCCATTAGGTGGTGTATGGAATATAGATATTAGTTCTTTTGGATATGAAAATTATATATCTGAATTACAGATATTAGGTACAAGTTATGATGAAAATAAAACAAATTTAGTATCTAGATTTTATACGACAAATGCGTTAAAGGAATTTGATACTGTAGATGAAAAGGTTGATAAGACTTTAAAAATTTATGGTAGAAGTTTTGATGAAACAAAAAAATATATTGATGGAATACAGTATGTTAATTCTGTAAATTACAATATTGGAAATGATATACCTTCAGGTTTAGTTACTAATTTGGCTCAAACACTTGGTTGGTCAATCAGGATGTCCCCAATTGCAAATGCTGACTTTTTAGAGTCGGTTTATGGTACTACGGATAATGCGTTTCCTGCTTATTCGACAAGTCAAACAAAACAAGATTTAAATAATCAATATTTTAGAAATTTAATTCTTAATTCATCTTATTTGTACAGGTCAAAAGGAACAAGAAAGTCGATTGAATTTTTATTGGGTTTTATTGGGGCACCTGAAGCTCTTGTTGAGTTTAATGAGAATGTTTATTTGGCGGACACAAATATTAATATAGAAAAATTTAATTTATTATATTCACAAATTTCAGGTGGAACATATACCCCACAGTTTACGGTTTTAAATAGTGGTAATACCTATAATTTTCAGGGTGTAACATATACTGCATTTACACAATCAGGTGTTACAATTCCGACAAATACAACATTAACCGATTATCCTGTTGACAGTGAGGGTTATCCTGTAAATCCTGTGTTTACTCAAGGGACAACAAGTAGACCAAGTTTTTATTTTCAAAAAGGAGGTGGATGGATTGAGTCTACAGTACAACATAGAACACCTGAAGAAGTTAATTATAGTACTAGTATCTACACTGGACAAAATGTTAATATCCAAACTAATTTAGAACCATTCACATATGGTCAAAAATTCTTAGATAGATTTAGAAATTTCCCATTCATGGATATGGGTTTTAATCTTAAAAAAGTTCAGGATAATAAAAAGAGTTGGACTAATGAAGATATCGGGTTGAGAAAAAACATTGATAATTTATTTAATGCTTATTACCCAATCTCAACAGATAGATTATTACTTAATGTTAAGAATGTTGAAATATTCTTAAATCCTGCTCAAGCTCTTGCATATGATGTTTGGTATGTTTCGGCAACCAAAAATTACCCAATACCTTACACAGGATTATCTTCACCGTATCCACAGATAGGTGGTATTGATTGGACTTTTATTAATCCACAACCACAAAATAAAACTTTTTATGAGTTTTATAAAACTTTTTGGTTGAACATGATAAATGTTAGAAATCGACAATTTTCATCCGATGGAAAAACAAGTGGTTACCCAACATTACAGTCACTATTTTGGAAATACCTTACGATGTACCAAGATACAGGATTAACTAATTACAATTTTGGTTATCAAAATATGATTGAGTATATTAATGGACTAGGTGATTTTTGGATTAAATTAATTGAACAATTTGTTCCGGCAACAACTATTTGGAATACAGGAACAAAATTTGAAAATTCAATATTCCATAGACAAAAGTTTATTTATAGAAGACAAAGAGGTTGTCAGTTGGTACTACAAGAAGTTGTTGGGCCGGTTACAACTGGTACTCTCCAAACTAATGGTTGTGACTCATTTACTTTTGATATTGATGTACCATCAATTCAAAATATTGGAGATGGTTTACATGATGATGCACAAGTATTGGCGACTGAACAAGGGTTTACTGATGGTTATACAATTGTCAATGCAAGTTATGGATTTGGTTTTACATTAACACACATTAATACTGGTGAAGAATTTATATTTGAGTATAATAATGGGCCAACCTATTATTACCCAAATTTATACCCAACTCAAACACAATGGATAAATACTATAAATCAAGGATTAGTTTACTTTTCAAATAGTGGAATTAATAATCAAGCAGGTGTACAAATAGTTTATAACAGTAATACAAATCAATTACAATTAATATCGACAATATGTGGATTTGATGATGTTGTTATAAGTGATATAGTCGTAATAAATGATATACAGATACAAGGATAATGGCGGAAAGTTCGTATTCAATAAGTTTAACAGGTGATTGTACAAATAGTTCATTAGGAGCTGCGCTAATTACTTTAGTTGGCTCAAGTCCGTATACAATCTATTGGGTAAATAATGTATTACCATCGGCAACTTTTTCAGGAAGTTCTTATTCTGTAACAGGATTAAGTACGGGTACTTACGGATTTAATATTACAGCTTCAACTATTCCGATTAATGAAGTTATAGGACCTGTATATTTTAATATAGTTTCAGCAAGTACTGCATATATTAACACATCTGATTTTGTAACATGTCAACCTGATAGTTCATATTTAACAGTTGTAACCACAGGAACGACTAATGGGGTAATTGACAATACTCAAGGAACATTTGTTGGGGCAACAATTAATTTATATAAAGACTATGTATACTATGCTTCCGCAACTTCGGTTAATACCGCATATTCTTTTATAAATTTATCTGAAGGTATGTATTACGCTCAGGTAACAGGGGATGGTAATTGCCCTTGTGAAACAGAATCTGTGATAATACATACTAATCCAAATTTACTTGATTTTGGATTATATACAATTGATAATCCAGCATGTTCACAACAAAGTGGTAAAATATACGTTACAGGTTTAACAGGTGTTTCACCATTCATTTATCAGTGGTCACCTACTGTTGGTGGTACAGGTGATACATTTGTAACTGGGCTAACTCAAGGCTCGTACAATTTAACTGTTATAGATGCGAATGGGTGTAGTTTAACTAAAATAACAACTATTACAAATGCTGAACCGATATCGTTTATATCTTATACAACCACACCACCAACTTGTTTTAATGCTGATGGGAGTATAACGTTTAATATTACAGGTGGAACGGCTCCGTATTTTTATTTATTAAGTAATGGTGATTCAGTTACAACATATGGTACATCTGTAACATTTAATAATATTGGGTCAGGAAGTTATACTTTAACAGTTACGGATGTTTCGTTATGTAGTCTCTCAACATCAGTTGATTTCTTAGTTCCAAGAAGTTTTTCATTGGTATCTGAAACAGTTTCAAACTCACAATGTTCGTATAATAGTGGGTCAATAACTGTTACATTATTAGGTGGGACACCTCCATTTATATATTCATTAAGTAATAATAGTGGTGTGACAACAACTAATACGTCAACACTTCAAACCAATACATTTAACAGTTTAGAGTCGGGTACATATACTTTAACAATTAATGATAGTAGTAGTGCTTGTACTTATACTAATAATATTACAGTATTAAATGATACATCATTTAATTTTTCTATTACAGGAAATAGTACTTATTGTGGTCTTAATGATGGTTCTATCAATATATCTGTAACTCCAAGTTATACATCTTCAACATTTTATACGTATTCACTATCAAACGGGGCTAGCTCATACCCGACAACTTCAACGACATATACCTTTACTAGTTTACCTGCAGGTAATTACGATGTAACTATTGAAAATCTTTCAGGATGTACTCAAACTACATCAACTACAATTGATTATTTGGCACCTTATCAATTTGCGTTATATGGTACTGATTGTATAAATGGTAGTGGTGGTACGATAAGTGTTTTATTAAATGAAAGTACTGGGCCTTTTAACTTTATTTGGAGTGATAATGTTAATGGTCAAATTGGTACATATATTACAGGTTTAACTGCTGGTACTTATGTATTAACTGTTAGCGGTACAAGTAATTGTGAAACAACTAAATCAATTGATATTAGTTGTAACCCATTAAGAACTGCTAGCTCAACTTACAAGTATACGATTGGTAATAAAACATATCTACCTTCATCAATATTTAATTTTACAAAAATGTTAAATGAGGGATATTCTTCATTAACAACAGGACATGAGGATTGTAAACTTAAATATGCTAAATTTAATTGTGATATAGAACTTGACGGAACGGTTTATTCAGGTACTTTCTTTACAACAACATCTTTATCTAATTCACCGACAGTAAACGCATTTAAGACAGTTATTGATGCATTAATCAATACTATACCTGATATTAAATCTTATGAGGTTAATTTATTGACAAATACCATCAGTATTGAATCAGATGTTGTTGGTGGTGTTGAAGTTTATAAAGATGATGTATTAACTATATCGGTAAGAATGGATTATAGTATATCTTGTCGCACTTAAAATAGTTGAAAAACTATTTATCATTAAATGAGTTTAGTAACAATAAATAGTTTGGGAGGAATACCTCCTTATGTTATTTCAGTTTGTGACATATTTCAATACTCTTGTCAAACTGTGACAACAATATATGATTATATTCCACCATCTGTTAGTTTTAATATTCCGAGTCCATATTCATCGGCTCCAAAAGTTTTAATTAAAATAGTCGATTCTACAGGATGTATTTTCACACAAGAATATATGTGTGTAACACCTACTCCAACCCCAAGTATTACTCCAAGTGTCACCCCGACAATTTCTTTAACTCCTTCAAATACTCCAACACCAAGTATTACACCATCATTTACACCTACACCGAGTATCACACCAAGTATTACACCTACACAAACAGTTACACCATCACATACCCCAACACAAACAATTACTCCAACAGTTACAAGAACTCCAACACCTACAGTTACACCTGACACTCCTATTTATGCTTATTTGTTCATTGAACCATACTCAGGTTCTGCTAGTGTTGGTTCTTACATGAATTCACTTGGTTCTAATTTTTATGGATTTACAAATACTACTAAACCAAGTAGTTCGGCTAGTACATTTGATTTAGACATGAACAAATATGTTAACTTCTCAGGATGGACAACAGGATTATTTCCAAATATTATAAAACAATTAGTACCATCGGCAAGTAGTGGACTTGATTCATACGGTAACCCATATCTTAAATATAATTTCCCAACAACAAAAGTACCTGAAAATACGGTTGGATGTAAAGCTTGGTACACTTGGATAATACCAATTAGCAGAACCAATAATCAATACCAAGTTGAGATTGATTTGGGAATAGTTAATCCAAATGTCTTTACAAGTGTAAAGACGGAACCGACAATTTACGCTAATACATTTACTTATACAGGTAGTACTATTGCAAATACAACATACAGGGTTTACACAACATACCCATCAAATACATTTGAATTGGATAATACTTATGACCTTTATTTTAGAGGAAGTAAGGTTGATATATAATTATAGTAAATGAGTTTCCCATATAAAAATCCAATATCGTCTATCCAACTAAATGGAACACAAAGTGTACCAAGAAACAATACGTATGGTACTACTTTCAGTGTTAATAATACGGGTGGTTATATGGAGGTTTTCAGTTTATCTGACCTTTATTATACAATACCATCGGGAACAACGGGAAGTATTGAATATTCGGGTAATACTATTCCTATTGAGTTTACAAAAGGAACGGGAACAGCTTGGTCACCTGATGTAATTACTTTGGCTTCAGATAATATTTCATCAGGTAGAAGACGACTTGGTATGTTGGCTTATGTTTATGAGGTTGACCAAGTTTACCAATATCATATTAATGATTACGAGACGTTATTTAATGCTGCGACTGCTAGTACGGGATGCGCTCAAGTATCTGATTTTGGAACAACGATAAATAATAAAACTGCTGCGGGTCAGTCGTTTATTAATTCTTGGACTGCTAACACTATTGAAGATGTTAGTGGTGCAACATATAGTACTGCGGCATGGAGAAAGTTTTCGACAGGAACTGGAGGAGGTTCAGGATTTACGTCAGTTAGAATAAATAATGTTAGTCAATTTACGTCATCACCATATAGTTATATTAATTTTAGTGGTGTTAATGTTGATATATCATCAGTTGGAAACAATACGATTGTATTATCGGCAAGTACTAGCGGAGGTGGTGGAGGAAGTGGTTCGTCAGGTAGTAGTGGTAGTTCAGGAACATCGGGAACTAATGGTAGTTCAGGTTCTAGCGGGATTAGTGGTTCTTCAGGTACTAGTGGTAGTTCAGGTTCTGCAGGAACATCGGGGAGTTCGGGTTCTACAGGTTCGTCAGGAACAAGTGGTAGTAGTGGAACTTCAGGTAGTTCTGGTACATCTGGTTCAAGTGGTAGTAGTGGTTCTTTAGGAACATCAGGAAGTAGTGGTACCTCAGGTAATGGTGGGTCATCGGGAACAAGTGGTTTAGATGGGATAAGTGGAACGTCAGGTTCTTCAGGGTCAAGTGGAAGTACTGGCTCTTCAGGAACTAGCGGAACATCAGGTTTAAGTGGTTCTTCAGGAACTTCAGGTAGTTCTGGTACATCAGGTTCATCGGGTAGTTCCGGTTCTGCCGGAACATCAGGTACAGGATTTACCACAATCACAAGTCCGGGTAGTAATAGAGTATTAACATCTGATGGGACATCTAATGCTGCGGTTGCTCAGGCTAGAATGACTTTTGATGGTACTACATTATCAGTTACAGGTAATACAAGTGTTAATGGTAATATAAGTACTACAGGTGTAACATCTTTTGGTAACGGAACATTTACAAAGGCGGGGTCAGCTACTGGTGATGTTCTTCTTGATAATAATAGTACAGATACTCCGGGTGTTTTGTTTTATTATGCTAATAATTCAAACTTTGGTATTGATAGTTTTAATGGGTCATTTGATGTTCTAAGTGGACAGTTAGTTCGTATCACAAATAATTTAAATGAAGCAGGAGGTGCGGTAAAAATGGCTATAGATACCACAGGTAATGTGGTATTTACAGGATTTATAAAGGCTAATGCGTGGAGAGCCGGTCAGGTAATTAACGATATTATTTTGAGTAATACTGAGGTAACTGTTAGTACTACAACTATAGCTACCAGTAATTCGGATACTGATTTTGTTACTTATAGTTATACACCATTAAGTTCTACAAGTTATTTAGTAATACATTATCATTTAGCATCTTTTGATTTTACTTCTGGTACAGGTAATGATTCATACATATCTAGAATAAAGGTTGATGGTGGTGAAATAACCTATTCAGTACAAAGCACGGTTAATGGATTTCGTACAGGTGTTTTATTTCCATTAACGGGTAGATACACTAACTCTAATACTACCGCAAAATCGATAGTAGTTGCATGTCGTAGAAGTTTTGCGGATGATAATATCACAATAGTAAATTCATCTACTTCAATGTGGTTAAGAATAACAGAAGTTGCAAGATAATGCCAATCCCACCGAATAAAATAAAATACTCAACGTCCTTTCATCCTAATACGATTAAAGTTAAGGATTGGGTTTTGGGTATTAATGAAGGTGCGGAATACGGGCCAACAAGTGTTACAGGATTTTGGAATTCTATTATACCACCATCAGGTGGTTATACCATGTATGGAAACAAGGCAGTTGCTGGACCATCCATAGTGGTTGCTCAAAACGACTCAGAACTTATTGGTTTTACACAAGGATTTGCGGGACAAACATTTAATACTGCTAACGAAGCGTTAGGATGGTACACAGGACAAACAGGTCTTATTTGTGTTAACCTTGATTACCCTGATATTATAACTGACGGATTAACATTATTACTTGATGCTGGTTATGTTTCATCATACCCAAGAAGTGGTTCACGATGGGATGATTTAAGTTTTAGTGGTAACAACGGAACACTAATTAATACTCCAACATTCAATTCAAGTAACAACGGATACCTCACATTTAACGGAAGTAATCAATATGTTAATGTTGCAGGTACTCCTGTTGGAATAACGGCATATACCAAAAACATTTGGTTTTATCTAAACTCAACGGCTGATAATAATTTATTAAGTAGTGATACTGGTGGACACTTTATGTTCTTTGCAGGTTCAAATAAATTATATTGTGGACATTCTGATTGGGGTAATTATACGGTTTTCCCATCGGTCACTAACTTTAGTAATGGGGTGTGGTATAATGCGTGTGTAACTTTTGATACCATAAATGGATTTGTATTGTATGTTAATGGTGTTCAGGATAGTACATACACCACTCAAAAGACACCTATAGGGGGTAATGGTTCAACAAGGATAGGAGCGTTTGGTGATGGAGGTAATCTATTAAATGGTAGGGTTTCAGTTGCTATGACTTACAATAGAGTATTAAGTTCTACTGAAGTATTAAAAAATTACAATTCATTTTCGTCAAGATTTATTTCACCATCACCTACTCCGACAACAACAATAACCCCTACACCTACAATGACAGTTACCCCGACGATAACTCCAACAAATACTCAAACACCGACAAATACAATTACTCCAACACCTTCCATAACTCCGACTAGAACTGTAACACCTACCCAAACACAGACACCGACAAATACGATTACTCCAACACCAACAAGTGTGGGTGGGGTAATTAGTGGTAATTTATTTATGAAGTTAGATGCTACTAATTATGTTAGTGGTACTTGGACTGATGAAACGGGAAATGGAAATAATGCAACTATTAATGGTGCCACTTGGTTGTCTACTGACGGAGGTATTTTTGATTTAAATGGGACTAGTAATACAATAAGTATACCTCATACTGCTAATCTTAGTTTAAATACTACAACCCAAAGAACAATACAAGTTTGGGTTAAATTTGACGTTTTACCTAGTTCAGGTCAACAAGTTCCGGTCTTTGGAAAACTATCCAGTTCATTTGGATTTGATGGGTATTGGGGTGGGTTATTCTCGAATGCTGGCGTTGTGAGGGTAGTTACAAATGGAACGGGGGTTCAAAAAATATCCGACTCTACGTTAACCGTTTCAATTAATACTTGGTATTTATTTACATTTGTTTCACGAATTACCTCAACTGCTAATACCACCAAAGTGTATATTAATAATACCGAATATATAACAACCGCTCATGGTACTGATACATATAGTGAAACTAACCCTCTTTATTTGGGTTACATTGGTACTGGTATATCATCACTTTATTTAAATGGTAAAATAGGTGCCTGTTATTTTTATACCACAGGATTAACCGCCAGTGATGTAACAACAAACTATAATAATACTAAATCAAAATATGGATTATAAATAAAATGGCAACATCACGACCTTTTGCATATAATACAGGCTCAACAATTTCAGGGACAGAACAAGTTGGAAGTATTGCTATTGGATACCCAACAAGTGGTTTTACATCCACAGGTTTAAGATGGTGGAATGGGCCTGATGAAGATTTGGGATATGTTATTGCTCACACCGTACCGTCAGGAACACAACCAAATCCTGTTGGAGTTCCTGCTTATATCGGTTTTTGGAGAACACCAAGTAAGACAGATAATAACTTTATTAGTTTATCTCAGTATGTATCAAGTTTTACCGGAACACCACAAACATTTGCAAGTGCTTCAGCGGCTAAGACATGGTTAAACTCGGCGGGATATTGGACATCTTGGGATTTAAGTTATACTGCAGGAGTATTTAAAACAACTTATAGTGGGTACTTTAATGATAATGTTAATTTCTTTGCAACCGCAACTCCCGCATCAGTAGGTGGAAATCCTGCGACTTCAGTACAAACCACCGAGATAACAGAACCCCCAACCAGTGACGGTGAGAATTTCAGTTGTCAATGGTTAGGTTATTTCAAACCAACTACTACAGAAACTTACACATTCTTTACTTCATCTGATGATGCTTCCTATGTTTGGGTTGGTAGTAATAGTATTTCAGGATTTACAACAACAAACTCAACAGTTAATAACGGTGGATTACATGGGACACAAGAACGTTCAGGTACAATTGCCTTAACTGCTGGTACATATTATCCGTTACGAGTACAATTTGGAGAACTAAGTGGTGGTGACGTGATGACTTTTAGTTATTCAACTCCGACTATAACAAAAACAACCAACGTAACAGGTTTAATTTTTTATAATTTGGTAACAAGCGGATTTTAAAAACTAAAACTTATTAATTTATTTCTTTAATTTTTATTTAAAATTAATACTTTTTGTGTAAAACATTTACATGAAAATTTTTATACAAGTTGCCTCTTACAGAGACCCCCAACTAATCCCAACTATACAGTCAGCATTGGAAAATGCTAAACGACCTGAAAACTTAGTTTTTGGTATTGCTCGTCAGTTTCATCCTGATGATAATTTTGATAATTTAGATGAATATAGGAATGATGAAAGATTTAGAATAATCGATATTCCATACACCGAATCCAAAGGAGCTTGTTGGGCAAGAAATCAAATACAACAAGTATATGGTAAGGAAACTTACACTCTTCAAATTGACTCACACATGAGGTTTGCTCAAAATTGGGATGATGAGATGATTAAGATGGTTAAACAACTTCAAAAGAAAGGATATAAGAAACCTTTATTAACAGGTTATGTTTCATCCTTTGACCCTGACAATGACCCCAACCTACGTGTTAACGAACCATGGAGAATGGCGTTTGATAGATTTATTCCTGAAGGTGCGGTTTTCTTTTTACCTGAAACAATTCCTGGTTGGCAAAATTTAACTGAACCTGTTACCGCAAGATTTTACTCGGCTCACTTCTGTTTTACTCTTGGAAAATTTGCTAAAGAAGTTCAACACGACCCTGAGTTTTATTTTCATGGTGAAGAGATTTCAATCGCTGCAAGAGCATACACTCATGGATATGATTTATTCCACCCACATAAAGTTTTAATTTGGCATGAATATACTCGTAAGGGTAGAACTAAACAATGGGATGACGATAAACAATGGGTTGATAAGAATAATTTTGCTCATAAGAAAAATCGTTCTCTATTCGGTATGGATGGTGAGGAAGATATGAATCACGGGAAGTATGGGTTTGGTAAAGTTAGAACTTTAAGAGATTATGAAAAATATTCAGGTCTTTTATTTTCAAAGAGAGCCGTTCAACAATATACGTTAGATAAAGGTTATCCACCAAATCCAAATAACTTCAATTCAGAAGAAGAATGGTTAAAGTCATTTACATCGGTATTCAAACATTGTATTGATATTGGGTTTACTCAAGTACCTGAAAAGGATTATGACTTTTGGGTTGTTGCGTTCCATAATGAATTAGATGAAACCATTTACAGACAAGATGCTGATAAAGGTGAGGTTGATAGAATGTTAAGAGACCCTGATGGTTATTGTAAAGTTTGGAGAGAGTTCTTAACTGATTCAAAACCTAAATATTGGGTTGTTTGGCCTCACTCGGAATCTAAAGGATGGTGTGATAGAATAACAGGAAATTTATAAGATATGAAATTTACATTTGCTACTTTTTGTTTTGGTGAAAGATATTATAACCAAGTTAATAGATTTATTGGTGATATCGTAGAATCGGATTATAAAACAAATTTGGTTGTTATTACCGATGACCCAAGTAAGATTAATAATCAAGAATTTGTTCACACTTTCAACATTAATGATTTTAATCCAAATTATTTGGAGTATGCTAAAAACTACTATGATTTTGATTTTTCAGTTAAGAGATATTCGTTAAGAGCTGCTTTAAGTATTGGTTTTACTAAAATGATTTTAGTTGATTGTGATATGAGAGTTAACCCATCTTTCTTTAATGAAGAAAAGATTTTAGGAGCGTTTGATGAGAATTGTTTATCAGGGCCAGTAACATATAATTTTAACGAACAAGTTCATACCAATAGTGAATTAGGTAGACGATTACTTGAGTATGAAAAGTATTTCAATCATGAGGTTAATAAAGATAAGTTGGAGGTTATGCCTGAAGATTGTATCCAATACTTGAGTATTGATGAAGATAAGTTTAATAGTTTTTTAGATACTTGGGACAAGTGTATCGAATATAAAAAAGAAAAAGGTTTGAGAAACATACCCGCAGGTAACATAGACGAGATGTGTTTCTCGGCGTTATCTAATGGAATTGAAATAAAAAATAACGCTTATAAAGCATCAAATATAATATACGCAGAACATGACAAATGGTACTAAAATAATTTCAGCAATTTATGAATTAAAATATGTTGAAGGGATTAATAGTGAAAGATATAAAAATTTTCCATTATTGGTTGCAACGATTAAAAACATAATTTATCCTGAATATCGTTACGTAATTTATACTGACCAAAATTCATATGATAAGTTTAATTTAAAGTATGAATTTAATTTCCCAAATGTTGAATTTAAATTTAAAGAATTAAATACATCTGAAACTTGTGAATTAATTGACAGAATTAGAACTCAAGAATTATCAGGTGGAATTAACTATGATAGAATTTATTGTGTAAACAATTATTTGGAAGTTGTTTTAAATAAACTTCAATTCTTAATTGATGAGTCACATGATTGTGATAATATCTTTTGGATTGATGCTGGTTTGATTGGAACATCTTGTCATGACGGGTGGAGAGATTATATGGCTCCGTTAATTAACTCAAAAAACTTTTTGGATAAGGTGGTTGATAAGATAAATCAACATGGATTTATCCATTTAAAAGGTAATTCAATTGTCATGAATTATGAAACGGTTGCTAAGTTTAACGACCTATTTGGTGTTGAATTAAAGGTTGTTCCTGGATGTCTATTTGGTGGAACATCAGAAAAAGTTAGACATATTTTAGACGGATATTTAGACATTTTTAATCAATACTTAACCACACATAACCAACTTATTAGTGAACAAGAGGTTCTTACGGCTATTACAGGTAAACATTCGGATGAATGTCACGCTTTTGAATTTGGTGATTGGTTAGACTTACAAAAAGCGTTTTTAGACATTTTAGACATTTATGATGAGACAAAATATGTAAGGGAGAAGTGTTATGTTTAGTCTTAACATTGTTTGTACTTCAATTGGGAGAGAAACTCTACCAAGATTAATTGAGTCATTCAAAGACCAATTAGACCCAACAGATATTTTTACAATAATCTCAGATATTAATCACGACTTTGTTTCAGAAGTATTATCAAGATATGAGTTTAAATTCAAAGTTAATCACATATTAAATCAAGGGGAACAAAAATGGAAATACGGACATCCGTTAATTAATGAAAACATTAATTCATTAGAAGGTGATTTTATAATGTTTGCCGATGATGATGATAGATACACTGAAGACGCATTTAAAGTAATCAAAGAAACTATTAAAGATAAAAACAAATTATACATATTCAAACACAATTGGTTAGGTGATATTAATTGGAGATTAAAAGATTTCACAAGAGGTAATGTAGGGAAATGTATGGGAGTGATTCCAAACACACATAATTTACCGATGTTCCAAGAAGATGTTTTTGGGGATGTTATTTTTTATGAAGAGATAGGTCAAATGTTTGAAAGTGAATTTGTTGATTACATAATCTATAAAGTTAGACATACGGAATGAGTAATATTACATTAGTTACAGGATTGTGGAATATTGGAAGAGAAAATCTTGAAGAAGGTTGGTCTCGTTCTTTTTCACATTATTTAGAAAAATTTGAACAACTATTAAAAGTTGAAGAAAACTTAATAATTTTTGGTGAAAAGGAATTGGAGGAATTTGTTTGGGAAAGAAGAGACCAAAGTAATACCCAATTTATTTTAAGAGATAAGAGTTGGTTTGTTGAAAATGACTTTTACAATAAAATACAAGAAATTAGAAATAATCCTGAATGGTATAATCAATCAGGGTGGTTAAAAGAATCAACACAAGGTAGATTGGAAATATACAATCCACTTGTTATGTCAAAAATGTTTATATTAAATGATGCAAGGATTTTTGATAAGTTTAATTCAGAGTTTTTATTTTGGATTGACGCTGGACTTACAAATACTGTTCACCCCGGATATTTCACACATGATAAGGTGTTAGATAATTTAAGTAAGTATATAGATAAGTTTACATTTGTTTGTTTTCCATACGATGCAAGTAATGAGATACACGGATTTTCATATCCAAAGATTAATCAGTGGGCTGAAGATGATGTAAAAAAAGTTGCTCGTGGTGGATTTTTTGGAGGTCCTAAAGAAACCATATCACAGATGAATGGTGAATACTATAACCTATTGAATGATACACTATCAAGTGGGTACATGGGAACGGAAGAGTCAATATTTTCAATAATGGTTTATAAGTTAAGTGAATACATAAATTATTTTGAAATTGAATATAATGGTTTATTTGGGAAATTCTTTGAGGATTTAAAAGATGATGTTTTAGTTAAAAAGACAGAGTTTGTTAAAATTCAAAATGATTTAGATATAGATAAAGTTGCGTTGTATGTAATAACATTCAATTCACCAAAACAATTTGAAACATTAATTAAATCTATGATTGAATATGATAGGGATTTCTTGGAAAAACCAAAGAAATTTTTATTGGATAACTCTACAGATTTATCAACAACTGAAGAATACTTAAAACTTTGTAAAGAATATGACTTTGAACATATTAAAAAAGATAACATAGGTATTACAGGTGGAAGACAATGGACTGCGGAACACTTTGATGAAACGGGGTTGGACTATATGTTATTCTTTGAGGATGATATGTTTTTTTACTCACAAAAAAATGAAGTGTGTAGAAATGGGTTTAACAGATATGTAAGTAATCTATATCAAAAAAGTTTAGAGATAGTTAACAAAGAAAACTTTGATTTTTTAAAATTAAATTTTTCAGAGTTTTATGGTGATAATAGTACTCAGTGGAGTTGGTATAATGTTCCACAAAATTTCAGAGAACAACATTGGCCAAAAAATCCAAGATTACCTCAACAGGGTTTAGACCCAAATGCTCCAAAAACAAAATTCAACGAGATTAAAACACATAAAGGTTTACCATACGCTTCAGGTGAAATTTATTTGTGTAACTGGCCAATAATCCTTTCAAAAAGTGGGAGTTATAAATGTTATTTGGAAACAAAATATCAACACCCATATGAACAAACTTTAATGTCTCATAACTTCCAAAACACAATTAAAGGTAAATTAAAACCAGGTATTTTATTACTCACTCCTACCGAACATGATAGATTTGAACATTATGATAGTAATTTAAGAAAAGAATGTTGATTTTTTGATATTTATTTAAAAAACTATTAATGGAATTTTTTATTAACAAAGGTGCAACACTGCCTGTTCTTAAAATGCAAGTGGTTAAAGATGGTATTGCTGACATAACAGAGTTTATGTCATTAATAGAAAACTCGTTGATTTATTTTTCCATGATAGATGTTAAAACGGGAGGTTACAAGATTCTGAATAAGAAAGGAGGGTTTGTTGAAAAGACATTTATTGACCCAAACGCTGAGACAGAGTACTATGTTTATTATAAATTCACTTCAAGCGATACAAGTAGAGAGGGACTTTATGAAGGAGAGTTTGTTTTTATCACTGATACAGGAACTTATATTTTACCAATCAGAGAAAAACTTACGATAAAAATTGGTAATAGTTACGTATCTATTTAATATGGAATGGTTTATTAAGAAAAATTCAACGTTACCAGTTTTCCAAGTTGAGATATCAAAAGACGGAAGAAGTGATTTTGGTTTAGATGAAAATATTTCGGGTAATACAATTTTAATTTCGGTATATGATGAAGTTAATAAGAAATATATTGTAGCGTCTAAAGAATGTTATATTACAACAAGTGCGTCTACTGTTAATCCTTTAGATATTACTTATTATGTAAACTATCAATTTACAAGTAGAGAAACTAAAAATGAGGGTAAGTTTTTAGTTCAGTTTTTAAAACAATCATCTCAGGGTATTGTTATTATACCATTACCTCAAAAAATTTATGTAAGTGTTCTTAGTAGTTTTAGTTTAAACTCTTACTCTTATCCGACTAATAATCCTTACATTATTGATAGACCATGTTGTAACGCACCAGCTCTACCTGCAACACCTACACCAACACCATCTATTACTCCAAGTGTTACTCCAACAATGTCTTTAACACCATCACTAACTCCAACTCTCACACCTACAACAACTACAACACCTACATTTACTCCTACACCATCTATTACAACACCACAATATTATGCTTATGTATTCGCAGAACCACAAGATTCTTCGGCAAGTGGTTCGTTGTATGGATTAGGAAGTTATATGTATTACTTATCGGATGGTATAACACCTGATACTAATGTTAATTGGTACGGATGGGGTAACTCGGGAGCTCTTCCATTACCAACAAATCCAAACTACAGTTATATGATGAACAAATACTCATCATACTCAGGATTTACAGGTGGAACAGGAAACTTTGTTAAACCTACAGACTTAAAAGGTGCGTTAAATCAATTCCCAAATACTATCAATGATAGTTTTGGATGTTTAATTAACCAATACACTTTTGAAACAATAGAAGTTAATAATAGTGATATTAACACTAGTTTACAGTACATGTATACGATTTGGATACCACTTGATGGTGTCGGAGGAACTTTAAATAATATGAGTGTAAATGTTGGTTATCAATCACAACCTTGTGACTTTGATATTTTAGCAACTCCTGACCCTAAAATTTCGGTTGGGGATATTACAATAACTCCAGGTGGAGCGATACCTGCGGGAACTTATAGAGTATTATACTTATCAAACGATGGATTGTTACCTCCAAAACTTCCTGATAATAACAATTATTATTTCAAAGGGGTGTATAAAACCTAAAAAAAAGATAATTATTAGTAAGTAAAAAAAATGGCAATACCGTATCAAAATCCAATAAGTGCGTCCCAAATTACAGGACCTTTCAGTGTAGCGAGAACAAGTCCATACGGAACCAATTTTAATGTTTTAAATGTTGGTGGATGGCAAGAGGCGGCATACCTTACTAATTTAGGTTTAACATTTAGTGGGCAAGGACAACAACAATTAAGTGTTAATAATATACCTATTAATATTAACATTGGTAACGGTACATTTTCTCCAACATATTTAACTTTAAATTCTGACAATTTCTCTTCGGGTAGAAGAAGATTGGGTATGATTGTTTGGGTTAATGAAACTGAAACGGCATATCAATATCAAATAGACAATTACAATGATTTATGGGATGCTGCAGTAAGTGCTAATTCTGTAACTCAATTATCTTACGAAACTATTATAAAGAATAATACACCTGAAGGTCAGGCATTTATTAATGCTTGGACAGGCTCAACTATTGAAGGTGTTAGTGGTGTTACAAGAGAAAATGCGAGATGGAGAGTTTTTGCTCAAGGTACTGAATTAACGGGTGGTACTTATTTTTCAGGTACAAGTACATTAGAATTATATAATAGTGATGGAACTATTATTTCTGTAACAGGTATTACGGCATCTGGTTCTAATGGTAGTTCTGGAACATCAGGTTCTGCGGGTACAAGTGGTTCTTCAGGTAGCTCTGGTTCTTCAGGTTCAGCAGGTACAAGTGGAACTTCAGGTAGTTCTGGTTCATCAGGTAGTTCTGGTTCTGCGGGTACATCAGGAACAAGTGGAACGTCTGGTTCATCAGGGGATAGCGGTTCTTCGGGAAGTGCTGGAACTAGCGGTAGTTCAGGTAGTGCTGGAACATCAGGTATTAATGGTGTTGATGGTGCAAGTGGAACATCAGGTACAAGTGGTTCATCAGGACTATCAGGTACTGGAGGTTCTTCGGGTACATCAGGAACATCTGGCTCCTCAGGTTCATCAGGTTCTTCAGGAAGTGTGGGAACAAGTGGAACGTCAGGTTCTTCGGGAAGTTCTGGTACAAGCGGAACTTCAGGAACTTCAGGTTCAAGTGGTTCATCGGGAAGTTCAGGTTCAAGTGGTTCATCGGGTACATCAGGTAGTACTGGTACTAGTGGTAGTAGTGGAACAAGCGGAACGTCGGGTTCATCAGGTTCTGCGGGAAGTAGTGGTTTATCAGGTAGTGTTGGAACATCTGGCTCAAGTGGTAGTTCAGGTAGTTCTGGTTCATCAGGTACATCTGGCTCAAGTGGTAGCTCTGGTTCAACAGGTTCGTCAGGTAGTAGTGGTATAACTGGGTCTTCAGGTACGAGTGGTAGTTCTGGCACATCAGGTTCATCTGGTAGTTCAGGTTCTTCAGGTTCATCTGGTAGTTCAGGTTCTTCAGGTAGTACTGGTTCATCAGGAACTAGCGGAACATCAGGAACATCAGGTACAAGTGGTAGTTCAGGTTCTACAGGAACATCGGGTTCTACAGGAACATCGGGTTCATCAGGTAGTAGTGGCTCAAGTGGAAGTTCAGGATTGACAGGTTCATCAGGAACATCGGGTTCATCAGGGACATCGGGTTCATCAGGTAGTTCTGGTTCAAGTGGTAGTAGCGGAAGTACAGGGTCTTCGGGCACAAGTGGTAGTTCTGGTACATCAGGTTCATCAGGAAGTTCAGGTTCATCAGGTTCTAGCGGTAGTGTTGGAACTTCGGGAACAAGTGGTTCAAGTGGAAGTTCAGGTTCTTCAGGAAGTGTAGGAACATCAGGTACAAGTGGAAGTTCAGGTTCGTCTGGCTCAAGTGGAAATACAGGTTCAAGTGGAACGAGTGGTTCATCAGGTACATCTGGCTCAAGTGGTAGTTCAGGTTCGTCTGGCTCAAGTGGTTCAAGTGGAAGTTCAGGTTCATCTGGAAGTGTAGGAACATCAGGTACAAGTGGTAGTTCAGGTTCTTCAGGTAGTTCAGGTGTTAATGGTTCTTCAGGGACTAGTGGTAGTTCGGGAACATCTGGTTCTTCAGGAAGTTCGGGTTCATCAGGTTCTAGTGGTAGTTCAGGAACATCTGGCTCAAGCGGGTCTTCTGGTTCAAGTGGAAGTACTGGTTCTTCAGGAAGTGCAGGTACATCGGGTAGTGTAGGAACTAGCGGTAGTTCTGGTTCATCTGGTTCTTCAGGTAGTACTGGCTCAAGTGGTACTTCAGGTTCTTCGGGAAGTTCTGGTACTAGTGGTTCATCAGGTAGTGTAGGTACTAGTGGTTCATCAGGTAGTTCTGGTTCAAGTGGTAGTAGCGGAAGTACAGGGTCTTCTGGTACAAGTGGGAGCTCAGGAACATCTGGTACAAGCGGTAGTTCTGGGTCATCTGGTTCAGTTGGTACAAGCGGTTCATCAGGTAGTGTTGGAACATCTGGTTCATCAGGTTCTGTTGGTACTTCAGGAACATCGGGTTCATCAGGTAGTACTGGTTCAAGTGGAAGTTCAGGAAGTAGTGGTAGTGTAGGAACAAGTGGTTCTTCAGGGACATCTGGCTCAACAGGTACTTCAGGAACATCAGGTTCAAGTGGGTCTTCAGGTAGTTCGGGTTCATCAGGAAGTTCAGGTACAAGCGGAACATCAGGTTCAGTAGGAACAAGTGGTTCATCGGGAAGTTCAGGGTCAACAGGAACTTCAGGTTCAAGTGGGTCTTCAGGTAGTTCAGGAAGTAGCGGAACATCTGGTTCTAGTGGAAGTGTTGGAACTTCTGGTACATCAGGAACAAGTGGTTCATCGGGAAGTTCTGGTTCTGCCGGTACAAGTGGAAGTGTAGGAACAAGTGGTACTTCAGGTTCATCTGGCTCAAGTGGAAGTTCAGGTTCAACAGGTAGTTCAGGTACTAGCGGTTCATCTGGAAGTTCTGGTTCTGCAGGTACAAGTGGAAGTTCTGGTTCTTCAGGTAGTACGGGTTCAAGAGGAACTAGCGGAACATCAGGAAGTTCTGGTTCTGTTGGAACTAGTGGAACGTCTGGTTCAGTAGGAACTAGCGGAACATCTGGAACAAGTGGTTCATCAGGTTCTAGCGGTAGCGCTGGAAGCTCAGGAACGTCAGGTTCTAGCGGTAGCACAGGTTCAAGTGGTTCTACTGGCACGTCAGGTTCTTCAGGAACAAGTGGTTCTGTAGGTACAAGCGGAACATCTGGTTCCTCAGGAAGTGTAGGTACTTCAGGTACTAGTGGAAGCTCAGGAAGTGTAGGAACATCTGGTTCAAGTGGTACTACTGGTACCTCAGGAACATCAGGTAGTTCAGGTTCTAGCGGAAGTTCAGGTTCAAGTGGAACTAGTGGTAGTTCAGGAAGTTCTGGTTCATCGGGTAGTAGCGGTAGTTCTGGTAGTGTAGGAACATCTGGTTCTTCAGGAAGTTCTGGTTCAAGTGGTTCATCCGGAAGTTCAGGTTCTACAGGTTCAAGAGGAACATCGGGTACTTCAGGAACTAGCGGTTCAAGTGGAAGTACAGGAACTAGTGGTACATCAGGTTCAACGGGGACTTCAGGAACAAGTGGTTCAACTGGAACATCAGGTACAAGTGGAAGTACAGGGTCTTCAGGAAGCTCTGGTACGTCGGGTAGTGTAGGTACTAGCGGTAGTTCAGGCTCTAGCGGAAGTACAGGAACTAGTGGAACCTCTGGTTCAACAGGGACTAGCGGTTCATCAGGTAGTTCAGGTTCAAGTGGAAGTTCAGGTAGTAGTGGTAGCGTTGGAACTTCTGGTACATCAGGTTCAAGTGGTTCTTCAGGAAGTGCAGGTTCTAGTGGAAGTACTGGAACCTCAGGAACATCAGGTAGTTCTGGTTCTTCAGGTAGTTCAGGTTCAAGTGGTAGTGTTGGAACATCAGGTTCATCGGGTAGTGTAGGTACTAGCGGTTCTTCTGGTTCAAGTGGAAGTTCAGGTTCTAGCGGAAGTACAGGGTCAAGCGGAACTAGTGGTAATTCAGGTTCGTCTGGTTCAAGTGGAAGTTCAGGTTCATCTGGAAGTGTAGGAACAAGTGGAACCTCAGGTTCAGTAGGTACAAGTGGTACATCAGGAAGTTCAGGCTCAAGTGGTAGTACGGGTTCATCTGGTACTAGCGGCTCTTCGGGAAGTACTGGGTCATCTGGAAGTTCAGGTTCAACAGGAACTAGCGGTTCTTCAGGAACATCAGGTAGTAGCGGTTCTAGTGGTAGTGCTGGAACAAGTGGTAGTTCTGGTTCTGTTGGTACATCTGGGTCAAGCGGAAGTAGTGGTTCATCGGGAAGTGTAGGCACATCCGGTTCTTCAGGCTCTAGCGGTAGTGCTGGAAGTTCAGGAAGTGTTGGTACATCAGGGACTAGTGGTAGTTCAGGTTCTTCTGGTTCAAGTGGTAGTGTTGGTACATCAGGTACTAGCGGTTCATCAGGTACTAGCGGTTCATCAGGGTCAAGCGGAACTAGCGGTAGTTCAGGTTCTAGCGGTTCTTCAGGAAGTTCTGGGTCATCTGGCTCTTCAGGTAGTACAGGTTCAAGAGGAACTAGCGGTACTTCAGGAACTAGTGGTAGTGTAGGTACATCCGGTTCTTCAGGTAGTTCGGGAACATCAGGAAGTAGTGGAAGTTCAGGTTCTGCAGGTACAAGTGGAAGTGTAGGAACATCTGGAACTTCTGGTTCAAGTGGGTCATCAGGTTCAAGTGGTAGTGTTGGAACTAGCGGGTCATCAGGAACAAGTGGTTCGTCAGGTTCTAGCGGTAGTGCTGGAAGCTCAGGAAGTACTGGTTCATCAGGTTCTGCGGGAAGTGCTGGTACATCAGGGGTTAATGGTTCTTCAGGAACATCAGGTTCTGCTGGCTCAAGTGGAAGTTCAGGTTCTTCAGGTAGTTCGGGTTCAGTAGGTACAAGCGGAACTTCAGGTTCATCAGGTAGTGCTGGCTCGTCAGGGTCTAGCGGTTCTGTTGGTACTTCAGGTAGTAGTGGAACATCTGGAAGCTCTGGCTCAAGTGGTAGTGCGGGTTCATCAGGGAGTAGTGGAACTTCAGGTTCATCAGGAAGTTCAGGTTCAAGTGGTAGTACGGGGTCTTCAGGAAGTTCTGGTTCAACAGGTTCTAGAGGAACTAGCGGAACATCAGGTTCATCTGGAAGTGTTGGTACTTCAGGAACGTCAGGTTCAGTAGGTTCGTCTGGTTCTTCAGGAACTTCAGGTTCAGTAGGTACTAGTGGAACATCTGGAAGCTCTGGCTCAAGTGGTAGTGCGGGGTCATCAGGGAGTACTGGTACAAGTGGAAGTTCGGGTTCAACTGGTACTTCAGGTTCAAGTGGAAGTAGTGGCTCATCAGGTTCTTCAGGGAGTACTGGTACAAGTGGAACATCAGGTTCTAGTGGAAGTAGTGGTAGTTCAGGGTCATCTGGTTCTGCAGGTACATCAGGAAGTAGTGGAAGTTCAGGGTCTAGCGGTAGTTCTGGTTCATCAGGTACATCGGGAACTAGCGGAAGTTCAGGAACTTCAGGTAGTAGTGGGTCATCAGGTTCAACGGGTAGTTCAGGAAGTAGTGGAACAAGTGGTTCATCTGGTACTTCAGGTTCATCTGGCTCAAGTGGTAGTACGGGTTCTTCAGGAAGCTCAGGCTCAAGCGGAAGTTCTGGTTCAACAGGTTCTAGAGGAACAAGTGGAACTTCTGGTTCGTCAGGAACTAGCGGAACGTCAGGAACATCAGGCTCAAGCGGAAGTGTTGGAACATCTGGTTCGTCAGGAAGTACAGGAACATCAGGTAGTGCTGGTTCTTCTGGCTCAAGTGGTAGTTCAGGTTCAAGTGGAAGTACTGGAACATCAGGTTCATCAGGTTCTAGCGGTAGTACTGGAAGCTCAGGAACGTCAGGTTCTGTAGGTACAAGCGGGACATCAGGAACTTCGGGAAGTACTGGTTCTAGTGGTAGTTCAGGAAGTTCTGGTTCATCGGGTAGTACAGGTACTTCAGGAAGCTCAGGTTCAAGTGGAACTAGTGGTTCTTCAGGGTCTAGCGGTTCATCGGGTTCTAGTGGAAGTTCAGGGTCATCTGGTAGTACAGGTTCAAGAGGAACTAGCGGTACTTCAGGAACTAGTGGTAGCTCAGGAACATCTGGTTCTTCGGGTACATCAGGGTCAGGTGGTTCTTCAGGAAGTAGTGGTAGTTCTGGAACTTCAGGTTCTTCAGGAACAAGCGGAAGCTCAGGAACATCAGGTTCAAGTGGAAGCACGGGTAGTTCAGGCTCGTCAGGTAATACTGGAAGTTCTGGTACATCGGGTTCTTCGGGTACAAGTGGTTCTTCTGGGTCATCAGGCTCAAGTGGGAATACTGGTTCTTCGGGAACTTCTGGTTCATCAGGAACTAGCGGTTCTTCAGGAAGTTCAGGTTCAAGTGGTAATACAGGTTCTTCGGGTACTAGCGGTTCATCAGGTTCTTCTGGCTCATCAGGTTCAAGTGGAAGCTCAGGTTCTTCAGGTATTACAGGAAGTAGTGGAACTAGCGGTTCTTCAGGAAGTGCTGGTTCATCAGGTAGCTCAGGTTCAGGTTCATCAGGAACAAGCGGATTAGATGGTATTAGTGGAACATCTGGTTCATCAGGTACATCTGGCTCAAGTGGTAGCTCTGGTTCAACAGGTTCGTCAGGTAGTAGTGGTATAACTGGGTCTTCAGGTACGAGTGGTAGTTCGGGAACATCAGGTTCATCGGGAACAAGTGGTTCTAGTGGAAGTTCGGGTTCTTCAGGTAGTTCGGGGTCTAGCGGAAGTACGGGTTCAAGAGGAACAAGTGGTTCATCAGGCACATCAGGTAGTCAAGGTAATAAAGGTGGTCTTCAATACCAATACGGTGGTGGGACAGGAGGTGCACCTGCTTCAGGTCAATTTACTTATCAAGGAGCGGGTGTAGCGGTGTATGATTTGAAATTTGACGTAGTAACTGCTGACTCAGCAGATTTAAGTGATTATTTTTTAAACTTAGTTGGAACACAAGGGATTGTATATTTAATTTTTAATTTAAATGGTTCAAATAAAATTGATATTTACTACTTCAACAATGTAAGTGTAAGTGGTAGTGATTATTTGTTTACAGGTGCATTATATACAAATGGTGGTGATACAACACTTACAGTAAATGACGTATGTGCAGTTACTATTATTGTTAACGGTACATCTGGAACATCAGGTTCATCAGGTACTTCAGGTTCATCGGGTATTACTGGTTCATCAGGTACCTCAGGAGCTGCAGGAGCTGCGGGTGGAACATTCACATTAGGACTTGTTTATACAACAGCAAACAATTTTAACTTTATATAATATTTATAATAAACTAAATTAAATTATTATAATACTATGCCAGCAAATACAGCACCAATTTTTACACTAAGACCTGAGATTATGTGGAATGTTAGCATTACGGCTGCGAATAATACGGGAGATTTAACCTCAGGTACAGTTTATCCTGTTTTTACCGCAGGTACCGAAGGGAGTTATGTACAAAAAATAAGATTTAGACATACAGGTGCAAATTCGGCGGCAACTGTTGGTCGTGTTTGGATTAATAATGGTTCAACAACTACTACCGCAGCTAATAACACTTTATTTGATGAAATAACAATTGCGGCAAATGCAACATTTGTTACCAACGCAGCGTCAACCAACTATGAATTACCACTTATGTTTGCTTTACCTCCTAATTATATAATTTATGTAACAATCGGTGCCGCAGCCGCTGGTGGTATTGACGCAACGGTTATAGGAGGGGACTACTAATGTTAATATATCAATTAATACAATTTGACTATGGTTCGCCAGTATCTATGGGATATATGGAAATAGATTGGATGGCAGGACAATGTTTAAGATTAACCGATTTAGACGGTAATACTTTAGATTTGACAATAAATTTCGGATACCGAGTTGTTGATTCAAACCCTCCAAGACCATCATGGGCTTAAAAAAATATGATTGACTATTACAATTTAGCTGACAATCAATATCACAATCAAGTCTATACTGGACCAATAGGTACCAGTGCCTCTTTAAGTACTTTTTATTGGGTTAAACCAAGAGGTATTACTATGGTACATATTACCGCTATTGGTGCCGGAGGTGGAGGAGCTTCGGGTAACCAATCTACGGGTACTGCGGCTTCAGGCGGTAGTGGTGGTGGTTCGGGGGCAATAACTCGATTAACAATACCTGCTATTTTATTATCTGAAAGTTTAAAAGTAACTGTTGGTGCTGGAGGTACGGGTGGTACAGGAGGTTCAGGAGGCACGAATGGTGCGTCGACATATGTTGATATCGCAAGAGGGGATACGACTGCTATCCAAACTCGTGTAGTATTCGCGGCCGCGGGTTCCGGTGGAAACGTAGGTTTGGCTGGTGGAGCCTCTGCCGGTGGAGGTGCAGGAGCAATTGCAACTCAAGGAAACGCAATTTATCTAACAATGGGTACTTTTGTGTCTATCGCTGGACAAGCAGGTGCGGGAGGTGTCAATGCTGCCGCTGGAGGTTCAATAACTGTTACGTCGTCAGGATTACCAATAACAGGTGGGGCTGCCGGTGGTGGAAAAAGTGCCGCTGACGGGAATTTTGCTGGTGGTAGTATAACTGGAAGTGGAACAATACCTACAATCTCAGGAGGTGCTGGTGGTGCGACAAATAATGGGGCAAGTGGTATTTTTATAAACTTACCTTTTTTCTCATTAGGAGGAGCTGGTGGTGGTTCTTTTGCTCTTGGAACTGCTGGTAATGGTGGAAAAGGTGGAATTGGTTGTGGAGGAGGAGGTGGGGGTTCAGGAACCACACGTGGTAGTGGTGGAGATGGAGGACCTGGGATGGTAATAATAACTTGTTGGTAATTTGTATGTAATATGAGTTTTGTATATGATTTAGCGGATACTAGTTATAAGACACAAGTGTTCTATCAGTCGGGAAGTTGGATAAAACCTCAAGGTATAACTATGATATCCATTACTGCTATTAGTGCTGGTGGTGGGGGAGCTGGTGGTGCTACTAACTCATCTGCAAATAATAGGTCAGGAGGTGGAGGTGGTGGAGGTGGATGTTTAACTAGATTAATTATTCCTGAAATTTTTATAACAGATTCTTTGATAATAAATGTAGGTACTGGAGGTGCTGGGGGAGTATCGAGTGGAGGAGCTGGAAGTAATGGAGGTCCTACATTTGTTGATATGCCTGTTCCTGGTAATACTGATATATATACACGTATTATAACCACTTCAGGTGGTACTGGAGGTAATGGAGCAACTGCTGGTAATGGAGGCTCCACCGCTAACGTTGCAGACGCATTATACTCAACGATTGGAGTTTGGACAACAATTGCAGGCCTTGGTGGAGGTGCAGGGACAACAACTAATGGAACTTCACTTACATGGGGTTCTCTTGGTATGTTATATGGGGGTGCTGGTGGAGGGGGTATGGCGGCAGGAGCTACCACACCAACAAATGGAGGAAATTTAACAGGTGCAGGTATAGTCCCTACAAATACTGGAGGACAGTCAGGTGGTGCAGGTAGTGTAGGGGTATTTTCATTAACCCCATTCTATTCTATTGCAGGAAGTGGTGGTGGAGGAGGTGGTACTACACCTGCTTCAGGTGGAGCAGGTGGTGATGGAAACATTGGTACTGGTGGTGGAGGTGGTGGTGCTGGTACCACACCTACAGGTGTTGGAGGGACAGGAGGACGTGGAGGTGATGGTTTAGTAATAATACAGTGTTGGTAAAAATTTAATTATGGATTTTGCATATAATTTAACAAATAACGCTCACAAAACGCAAATATATTATACTGCGGGTCAATATGCTTACACTTTACCTAAAGGTATAACTATGGTCTATATCTTATGTATGGGTGCAGGAGGTGGAGGAGGAGGTGGATTTACTCGAGCCGCTGGTTCAGCTGGTGGTGGAGGTGGAGGTGGAGGAACAGGTGCTCTTACTCGTGTAGTTATACCTAAAATTTTTCTATCAGATAGTTTACTCATATTGGTTGGTACGGGAGGACCAGGTGGTGCTGGTGGTAATCCTGCAACTGCGGGTACTGCTGGTGGTCAATCAATTGTTAGTACTAACTTAGGTGGTACGGTGGCATTAAACAATTTATATATTGCTCAGGCTAATGGTGGTAGTGCCGGAAATCCTGGAACAGGTGCTGCGGGTGGTACAGGAGGTGCGGGAGGTACCGCGACAACTAATACAGGTATGGGTATGGTGTCATTAGGAACATTTACAAATAGAATTGGTATAACAGGTGGAGATGGTAACGCAACTGCTTCACCACTTGCTGGTGTATATGGAACAGGTTCTATACCATTTTCTGCTGGACGAGGTGGAGGTGGTATAAATGCGGCAAACCCTGGTACAAGTGCAAATGGTGGGTCAATATCGGGTAGAGGTTTTGTTGTTGATGTTGTTGGAGGAGCCGCGGCTGGTGGGGCAGGTGTTAATGGAATGTTTATGATGAAACCATTTGTTAGTCTTGGAGGTACAGGTGGTGCTAGTAACAATGCTGGTGTGGGAGGTGTTGGTGGTAAAGGGGGTCCTGGGTGCGGAGGTGGGGGAGGAGGTGCTGGAACATCTCTATCTGCTGGTGGTGCTGGAGGTCCTGGTGGTGATGGTTTAGTAATTGTAACTTGTTGGTAATTATATAATATGACATACGTTGAAATTTCAAATATTAATGGTGTACCACCCTTTCAAATTTACTTATGTGATTTTGCGGAAAACAATTGTTCTTTAGTTCAGACAGAGTATGACCCTGTTTATTGGCCCGTTATTGTTAATTTACCTGTATCCCTTACAGGTTCAACTACAGTGTTTTGTAAAGTAGTTGATGGTAATTCTTGTGAGACAACTCAAATACTTTCATGTTAAATGAATTAACTGTGTATAAAAACAGATTTTTTGTTATTTATAAGTAATGGCTTTAGGATTTCAAAATTGTTGTGACATTGAGGACTATTTTTATGTAAATGGTATTCCTGGTTCTGTTTCAGAATATGAGATATATTATATTGAAACAACACAAGGTGATACGTTATGTGGAACATATGTTGAATTACCTGAATTATTTTATGAACCTTTGGTTTATGATTTAGTTGGAATGACTGGACAAACAAGTTGTACTACTTGTAAATTATTAAATCCTTGTCCTACAGGTATTACTATTGATTTTAGTAGTCAGAGTACAGGTATTTTTACAACAGTAAATGAATGTACTATTAAAACAATTTTTCCATTCTATGTTGAATGTGATAGTGTGTTCCCAACATTAGATGAGTCAACAACTGGTTCAGTTAGTTTATTTGTCACGGGTGGTACACCACCATATAGTTTTTACAGTGCGGGAACTGAAACTCAAATTGGTCAAGCTATAGAACCAACAAATAATACTTATTTGTTGTATACTGACGTTATACCTGGTACATATTCAACAACTGTTGTTGACTATTATGGTGATAATGTACAAGATATTGACTGTGTTATTCCTGAACTACCTGATTATATTTATGCTGAGTGTCAGGTTACAAATCCAACTATTAATGGATTTAATGATGGTAGTTTAACATTGTATGTAACAGGTGGAACACCACCATATAATTACTATTATTCAGGTTCTTCAATAACATTACCACTTACTAATTTAAGTGCTGGGACGTACAACATTACAGTTGTTGATAGTGGAGTTGGAATTTATTCACAAACTGCAACAACATCTTGTTTAGTTGAAAATCCTGCTGAAATAATTTATCCTAATAAATTATGTATGAATTTTGATTATTGTGGTGTTGAATTTTATTTAAATTTTACAAGTGCGTCAACCTACAATTTAAGACCGTTATATACTCTTGATAATCCTTCTGAGATTTCTGTCACAGGAATGAGTTTATTTTGGAATACAAGTTGGGTAAGTTCAGTTGAAAATCACAATTCACCATTACCAATACCAACACAATGTCAACAAGAACAAACTTGTTCATTTACTATTCAAAATCCTTTTGCAATTAAACCACAAGACAGTGGTTGGTACGGTTCAGGTACATTTACACCTGGACCAAGTATATCATCAATTATTGTAACTTCAGGTGTTTGTTCGGCGATAACACCAACATTAACAGTACAAGTTGAAAATTATTGTGATAATTCAACACAGTGTCAAGGAGGTGTAACTTTAATACCTAGCTCATCATTTGGTGGGCCATACACGTATTTTGTTGATGATGTTGAACAAAACTCACCTGTATTTTTTGGATTATGTAGTGGAGGTCACACGGCACAAGTAATAGATGGCGATGGTAATTTAAGTGATATTGTTTCATTTAATATTACATCAACAACACCCTCAACTATTGGTTATTCAAATTGTGTATTTTCTGCTGGAGATATTGTTAATTTAAATTCAGGTGGTAATAAAAAATGGAATTTTAAAACTGTAATATCTAATATACCGTCATCATGTCAACTAATTGGTAAAGTTAGAATAACTTATCAATATCTTTTCTCAGGTGTGACGGCAAATATTGGAATATCTCCAATATTACCATCGGGTACTTGGAATTTAATTATTAACCAATTAACAACACAACCTGCGGTTGGTAATTGTCCGGCATATGTTATTTATACTCAAGTTTACGAGTCAACAAATTATACTATAAATGTGTTTTCATCTACAATACAAATAAATAATTGTGGGTTCAGTTGGTTTTTTAATAATCCAGTAGGATTATGTACTAATAAAGATGTACGAGGTATTGTGACAGTTCAAATGTATTCAATCACTCCTAGTGGAGCTCAGTGTTGTATAACTATACCTCCGACTTATACTATTGGAACGTCTACTGTCCATATTAGATATAATAAAACAACACCGCCATCTGAAATTACATTAACTAATACAAGTCTTCTATGTAATCCAAGTACACCTTCACCACCGGCAGAAAACATACAATAAAAATGAAACGAAGATAATTATAAACAATGGGATATATTATAAAAGAAAATCAAGGATTATTAATTACAAGATTAACGGACACTGGACGTAAAAAAATATCTGAAGGTAATTTTAATGTTTCTTATTTTCAAATTGGAGACAGTGAGGTTAATTATACCTCAATTGCAAATTACGATATATCTAGTTTTCAAATACTTGAACCATCATATAACGCTCAAAATTCAACAGGAGTTCCTAACTCAACTAAAAATAATGTTAAATATCCTTTTTATTTACAAGGCTCTTCAGGGTTAACTTATGGTATTCCATTTATGGCATCTTCGGATGAGTCAGTATTTAATACTGCGTCACCTAACGGTTTCTTTGTAACCGCGAGTACTGCATCTACTTGTTTTAGTCCTTATCATACAAGTGCATACACTTACAACTCACAATATGTTGTTAATTTATCAGGATTAACTGGTAACACTTCAGTTTTAACACTTATTTCCAATCCTTGTCCTGATTCTGTATCAGCGACAACTATTTCTGCGGGAACTCTTGTAACTATTTTTATGAGTGGTGGAAGTTCATGTGGATGTATCGATTCTTGTTATCCTGTATTAACTTACCAAGTTCAGAGTTGGAATTCAGGAACAACACAACTTGTTGTTGATAGACTATTACCTAATTTATCAGGTAATACTGGTCAAGCTAGATTATTTTTCTACCCATCAGGTATGACAGGTTATGATTTACCGACACCTATGAACTATTGGAGTGATAGTGTTATTAATTATGAATCAGTTTGTACACCTGAAGATGGGTTAGTTAAAATTTGGAATATGAATATTCCGTGGTCTGAAAGTCCTGCGGGATTAATTTCGACATTATATAGTCAATATGGTGAATTTGGTTCCAAAGATTATATCAGTACAAAAGAATACTACGGATATATGTCGTCAAGTGGACAAACAGATACATCAGGTGTTACATATTATAATTCATACGGTGAACAAATATTAGTGACCCCTGAAGAACAAAAAGCAATTTCAATTGTTCACTACACAAACAATACAATAATTAATTTTTATGGTGAAAAATTTGCTTGTGAAGCATATGACACAACAAATCCTGGTGATACAGGACAAGCAAGAAATTTTACAATTAACCTGCCTTGGTTAATGTGGCATAAAAATCCAATTAGTTGTTGTAGTGGTGAAACATTTTGGATTGACCCACCTGGATTTAATGGGTACGATTTATTAACACCATACTATATTCAATCAAATGAAAATCTTGATATGAATAATCCGGGTATTAGATATTTTCATTTATATGATACTCACCCAAATCCTGATGGACGACCAAGTAGGGTTGGTAAAGTATTTCCTGATGATAAGGTAATTGTTTTTGATGATGAGGAAATTATTGCCGCAATGACTTATGTTGCTAATAGAAACTATACACTACCTGCCCCAAAACTTGGATATAGTGCACCTGGACTTTGTAACGATACATCAACTGATGGATTACTTGATAATGATAACCAATGTGTGTGGGTAACTTATGGTTTTGATGGGCCTTGGACTGGAATGCATTGTAATTATTATCAGAAAATAATTGGCCCTGTAACAGGTTGTAGTTTAACTGAACAAAACGTAACAGTTAAATTCGGAAATGAATTTAAATGTATGAAAACAGGTACTACACAAGGATTTTCAGCGACTGACTTTTACATTTTAGCACAAACAGGAACAACATCACAGAATAGACCTAATCCAAATAATTGGGTTAGAATGAATTATTCTACCGCATTATCAGGTGGTTATATTAATCCATCAGGTCTTACGGCAACAACATTTACAATTACACCTACAACTTATGCTAATGGAACAACATATAATTTAGGTAATCAATTAGAGTTACCAACTATTAGTAGTAGTTCATCAACATTATATTTTGGTGATGAATATTTCTTCTACGGGAATGTTAATACTGATATTCAGGCAACAATTTACGAAATGAGATATCTTATAAATTTACCTAACGCACAATTTGTAAATTCATCAAATCCTACTTGGACACAAGGTATAACTCCTTATATGTCTGAAATAGGATTATATGACGCTAATAAAAACTTACTTGTATTATCTAAATTCCAATCACCTCAAGTTAGACAAGGTATACAACAAGCGGTTGTTAAGTTAGATTTCTAAATTATTTACAATTAAGTTAATTAATTTAATATTATGACTAATAACTAATATTAGATATGGCAAAAAGTATTAAAAATTCACCTAAAATTTTGGGTTTAGACGTTTCAACCAAAACAATTGGTGTAGCATTGTTTGATTTATCTTCAAGGGATTTATTGGAATTAACTCATGTTTCACCACAACCAAAACCAACACCTGAAACCAAGATTGAGGAAATGTTATTAAAATCTGCAACATTCAGAAAGAAATTGGAGGAATACAAAGGAGTTGGTGTCGTTAGATGTGTAATTGAAGAACCTTTGTTGAATAGTAATAATGCTTATACTATCGGAACACTATTGAGATATAATACATTGATTACTAAAGAAGTTTATGATGTGTTGGGTATTGTTCCTGAATATGTTTCAACATATAACTCAAGAAAAGAAGCGTGGCCTGAATTGGTAAAGAAAAACGAGAAAGGTAAATATGTTTTGTTTGGAGGTTATCCTAAAGATTGTGATAAAAAGATGATTATATGGGAACTTGTTGCTAAAAGAGAACCTCAAATTAATTGGTTGTATACAAGAAACAATACATTAAAGAAAGAAAACTTTGATATGACAGATGCTTATACTGTTGTATTAAGTTATCTAAATGCTAAAAAATAATAAGATTTTTATTTTAAAATTTAAGGTGTCGTTTGACACCTTTTTTGTTATGTACATAATACCACTACACTACCTGATATACCATTACTTGCATAAACTTTAGTAGTTGTGGTATCATAATCAATACCTGATGCTCCACCACCAATACTACTTATTGTTTTAACAACTGTATTAGTTGTTGTGTTAATTACACTTATAGTAGAATCAAATGAATTTGTAACATATAATCTATTAGACGAATCTATTGTCATATCATATGGAGCACTACCCACTGAAATTGTTGAACCTGTTGATAATGTTATTGTGTTAACAGGGACAATTAAATCACTATTTTGAAGTGCTACGTACACTGTATTATTTGATATATTGACTTTACATGTTCTTGGATATAACGAACCTGGTAAACCAACAAACGAAACTGTTGAAATTACAGTATTTGTGAATACATCAATAACTGACATAGTGTTGTCGTTAGCATTTGGTACAAATACTCGACCTAATGTTGGGTCAAATGATGGGTTAATTGGAGCATTACCAACAGATATTGTTGATGTTATTGTGTTAGTTAAAGTGTTAATTACGCTAACATTTGCAGTATTAAAGTTTGTCACATACATTTGATTATTAATAGAATCAAAACATATTCCTACTGGACCACCCGCACCAATAATTGTTGTTATTGGTGAATTTGTGTCACCATCTAATACGACAATAGTTGATGAATTATAATATGTGATATAAATATTGTTATTCAAAGTATCTAGAGCCATTCCTTGAGGACCAATTTGTCCTGTTGAAATACTCAAATATGATGTATTATTTGTTTTGTCAATAACTTCAATATTGTTGAAAGGTGTGCTTGAAACATATGCGTAATCTGTTGATGGGTTTGATAACATATTATATAATGTGAAACCAGGTGTTATTGAAATTGTTGTTGTAACAAATGGACAATAAGGTGTTGTTGTTGGTGTCGGAGTAGGTGTTGGAGTAGGCGTTGCAGTTGTAACTGGGATACAAAATTCACAATCAAATAAATTACCACTCTCAATAGATTGGAGTGTGTTAGTAGGTGAACCTAAAATATCTGAATTGTAAGTTACACAAACAGATTTAAAGTCAATCACAGCACTAAATGTTGAACCTGTGTTAAACGGTATTATTTCACCAACAATATATTTTTCGGGTGAGTTACAATCCAAAAGTAATTTTGAATATAAACTTGTAAATTTAGATGAGAATGTATCATAAGATACTGAACCACTTACAACAACACTTTTAACAGCATTTGTTGGAGTAACACTTGGTGTTGGTGAAGGACCTGGATAACTGTAATTAACACCACTAAACGATAATGATTTACCGTTACACAATGGTGTAGGTGTTGGGGTAGTTGTTGGTGTTAATGTCGGTGTTATACTAGGTGTTGGTGTTGGAGTTGCTCCTGAAGTAATATTACAATCAAATACTGCTGTAAAATCAAAAGTATTACATGCGTCAGTGTTTGATGGTGTTGGTGTAGGACATGAAGACCCAAAATATGTTACGTCTAAATCAGGACAAACAGTATTACTTCCTGTTGGACCAAATAATTTACACTCACCATTTACACAAGTTGATAAACACCACTTTGTTTCACCAGTGTTGTAATATATGTAATAAGGATTAGTTACGTCTGGCTTATAAAAAACATTTCTTCCTCCAAATACTCCATAGTTGTAATAAGTTCCATCATAATTTGTATAACCGTCTAAATTTGTGAATACACAATAACTTGATTGAGGACATGCGGTATAAGTTGGCGTTGCCGTTGGTGTTGTTGAAGGTGTTTGTGAAATACTTGGTGTTGGCGTATTACAAAATGTTGGTAGTGGGGTCTTTGTAATTGTTGGAGTTGGAGTTGTGGTTGGTGTTATTGATAATGTAGGGGTTGGAGTTGATGTTGTTGTCGGTGATGGTGTAATAGTTGGTGTAATACTTGGAGTAGGTGTAACCGTTCTTGTTGGAGTATGTGTTGGAGTAATACTTGGAGTTGGAGTATTTGTTGAGGTAACGGTAACTGTTGGTGTTATGGTTGGAGTAATACTTGGTGTTGGTGTTATGGTTGGTGTAACACTTGATGTTGGTGTTTGAGTTTGTGTTTTTGTTGGAGTATTTGTTGGTGTTTTTGTTGGAGTGGTACTTGGTGTAACAGTTTTTGTTGGAGTGTTTGTTGGTGTTTTTGTTGGAGTAGCACTTGGTGCAGGTGTTGAAGTAGGTGTTGGTGTTGGGCCAGGAACACAAGGGTTCACGGTTGTACATGCGGTACAAGATGAATATGATGTTAAATTTATTGTTAATATGTTATAGATTGGAGTACCTGTAACAAATCCTGTTGTTAAATGTTGAGAACAACCTGAATAAAAATCAGTCTCCAAATAATAAGAGTTTCCGACAGTAAATGTTCCTGCAGAGTAAGTTGATTGAATTTGAAACGTAGTTCCACTACAACAACCTGAAAATGAATACCAACTTAAAGCCAATTTTTTATATACTTGTGCAACCTGTTATTATGCAACCATTTGCATCTACAACCTTCATACAATAGTGTGAAAACATTTCTATTGGAGAAGGTACTGTAAAATTATATGGTAAACTACCACTTCCAATACTTGTAATATAATAACATGGACTACCACCTGAAAGACATATATAAACGTCAAACGGAGTGGAACCTGTAATATTATTAACCGTAATTGTTGTTGGCATATGATATAAATATAAAAGGGATTAAAACTTTGTGAAGTTTGACAACAATAAGTTTTTATCTTATTATTAAGGTAATGGACGAAGACGAAATTTTACTTGAAATTATTAGGGACTTATTTGGTAAAGAGAAACATTATTATGCTTCCAAAGGTCAGATTTCAATAAATTGTCCGTATTGTGATGAGGGTAGAAACAAAGGTAACCTTGAAATTAATATCAACGAACACGTATATAAATGCTGGTCGTGTTCAGACTCAAATGGAACACACGGAGTTTTAGGTAAGTTAATTGATATTTTTGGAACCAAAAACCAAAAGAAAACTTACGATATATTTAAACCCGAAGAACATAAGTCAAAACATGTTGAACTAAAAAAGTTAAAACTTCCCAAAGAATTTATTTCAATTAAAGATGCTAATCCCCTTCATATACCACACAGAGAAGTTTTAAAATATATTAAAACACGTGGTATTACTGATGAGATGATTGATAAGTTTAATATTGGATTTGCAACCGATGGTGACTACGGAGGTAGGATTATTATACCTTCATATGGTATGGACGATGAGATTAACTACTTCATATCAAGGGCGTGGTTTAAAACGAAGAACAAGTATAAAAATCCTGAATACCCAAAGGAAACAATTATATTCAACGAGAAGTTGATTGATTGGGAAAAACCAATTTACCTATGTGAGGGTGCTATTGACGGGTTCTTTACACCCAATCCAGTTGTTCTACTTGGGAAGGTATTACATGAATTATTGTTTGAAACGATATATACCAAGGCTAAGTCAGATGTTATTATATGTTTGGATGCTGATGCTTGGAAAGATGCTCAAAAACTTTACAACCAACTAAATGGTGGGAAGTTAAGGGGACGAGTGAAGATTCTAAAATTACCAAAAGACTCTGATATTGCAGATTTGAAAGGTAAGATAGATGATTATTTTTATGAAATGAGTTATTAAAATGGAATTAAAAGAAATTGCTTTAGAATTACGAGAAATTTTAGAGAACAAAAGACAAGAGTTGGAGTTAACCTTTATTGAGGATACCCACACGTATTTTATGAAAGATGTGGATGGTGTTGTTAAAAACAATTTCCCATCAGTATCAAAGGTGTTGAAGAAGTTTTACCCTGAGTTTCCAACTGACGAAGCTGCTGAAAGGAAATCAAAAGGAAACCCTGTAATTAAACAATCACTGATTGAAGAATGGGCAGCCGCTGGTGATTATTCTACCAATATGGGTAGTAGGGTTCACTTCTTTTTGGAGAAGAAGTTGATTGAAAGTAGTGGAAGTTATAAAGAAGTCCGTCAACCAATTTTTGATTGTGATGTTACACAGATTCTAAAGGGTGATAGTATGATTACCGCTGGTTCCAAATTTCTAAAACTAATGAAGGAACGTGAAGTTGTTTTGTTGGATACAGAGATTGTTTTGGGTCATCCTGAATTAGGATATACGGGACAACCCGATAAGGTGTGGTTGGTGATAAACAAGAAGAAAGATGGGTTTGGGTTATTAATAACTGACTGGAAGACAAACAAACCTAAAAACTTTGAAAGTAATAGTTTTACAAAACCTATGTATAAACCATTCCAAAACCTACCAAATACCGCTCTTGGACACTACTATGTTCAACTACCTTTATACGGTAAGTTAATCTTAAAAATGTTGGAAGGAACAAAATACGAAAACATGAAATTATATGGATGTATTGTCGTATTATTGCAAGAGGATTCAGAGTTCAAAGAGTTCAGAGTACCACAAGATGTGATAGATACTGTGATGACTATGAATGTAAAAGACTATCTGAATTGACAACAAACAAAAAAAATACTATATTTGAACTATGATAAAACTAACATTTAACACAACAGACAAAACAGTAAGCGTTGATTTAGGTCAACTTCATTTTGAGGATTACTTAAACGTATCAACAGTACAGGTGAGAGAAGGTTACTACGAAGTAATGACTAAAACTGATGAGAAATCTAAACCAGTACTTAGAGTACCGATTAGTAATACAATAATGTTTATACAAGAATAATATGCAATTAGAAAAACCAAAAATTAATTTAAGAGACATGGACTTCATTGTCTGTGACAAATGTGAACATAACGAGTTCAAAGAAATTACGTATCTAAAACGAGTACCAAAGTTATTAACTGGTTCACCTGACGATACCGTTGTTCCATTCCCAACATACGCTTGTTTGGCTTGTGGACATGTGAATGAAGAGTTAAACCCATTTCATACTGAATCTCCGAAATTAGAACTATGATAAAAAAGTTAGTTCATTTTTCTGATTTACACATTAGGTTGTTTAAAGACCACCAGTTATATAAAACAATATTGGAGGATGCATTTAAACAATGGAAAGATATTGCACCTGATAGAATTGTATTTACGGGGGATTTGGTTCACTCAAAGAATCAGATGACACCTGAACTTGTTGAGTTTATCGCTTGGGTATTGACAGAGTGTTCAAAGATTGCTAAGACGGTATTAATACCTGGTAATCACGACTTCCTTGAAAATAACATGGAACGATTGGATGCTCTAACACCTGTGGTTGATTCACTTAAAAATGACATGGTAGTTTACTACAAGAACAGGGGTGTGTATCAGGATGAAAATATTGATTGGTGTGTGTATTCACTTATGGACCATAACATCCCACCTACGATTGAAAAATCTGATAGAGTTAAAATTGGATTATTTCACGGACCAGTTCAGGGACTTACAACCAACTTAGGATTTAAGTTTGAAGATGGGTTTGAAACATCAAAGTTTGATGGATGTGATTTGGTACTATGTGGTGATATTCATAAGAGACAAATCTTTGATATACCGGGTGGTAAGAAGGCTTACATGATTGGTTCAACCGTTGGACAGAACTATGGTGAAACGGTAACCAAACACGGATATGGAATTTATGATGTGGAAAAGGATGAGTATACGACAGTGGATTTATTCAACCCAAAACCTTTCATATCATTTAGAATAAACTCATACGAAGATATTGAAAATGGAACAGAAAAATTCGTTAACTATTGAGTTAACCAAACAAGACGTTGAAGACTTCAATTCATTCTGTAAGATTAATGAAATAACCGACCCTAATGGTTTTGTTAAACTATGTTTCCGTAAAGGATACTATATTGAAAAATATGGTTTATTGAATCAGGGTAATCTTCCTGAGGTTATTGACAGAGAATTTGAAAAGGAAGTTATTGTTGAAGATAACTCAAAGATTGAAGAACTACAAAATGAAATTTACATTCTTAAAGGTAAATTGGAAGATAAAAAGGAAGTGGAATGTGGTAAACTACAAGAAACCCTTTTTGAACTAAACAGACAATTAAGTGATAAAAATAACACAATAAAAGAATTAACAAGAAAGGTGAATGAGCTTGAAGATATGACAAAAACTTCTTATGCTTTCTACCTACAGAATTCAAACTTAAAAAACAGAATATGACACAGTTAGTATTATTTATGATTTTAGCCTACGGGTTTTCAACAATTATGGTTTATGGAACCATCTTCAAAGGAATGAGAGATTTCATCAAAGCTTATGGAAACTCCGATTTAATTTTTTCAAACACATTCAATTTCATTTCAGGTATTTTATCCTGTATGATGTGTTGTTCCACTTGGATAGGGTTCTTCTTAGGAACAGTTTTATTCTCACCGACTTATCAGTTTTTCGGAACAAGTCCATACATTTCATGGTTCTTTGATGGGTTATTCGCGTCAGGAGCGGTATGGGCAATCAACGCTTTCATTGAATGGTTTGAAGTAAACCGACCAGCTAAAATAGATTAATTTAAAAACCAAATAAATATATGCCAAAGTCAAGATTAAGACCAAACCACAAGCAGAAGGTTGCTGCGTGGAAATTAAAAAACGCTCATGCTGAAAGACGCTACCAAAGAACAATGTCAGATTTGTTTGAAAAGATGAGACAAACAGCTTCTGAAAAGACAGAAGAAGTAGAAACAAATGAACCTGTTCAGCCCGCAAATTAATTTCACAAAAGTTAGAATGATAAAAGATTTAGATTTTTCAAAACTTGAAAATCCTTACGTACAAGTAGTATGGGAAGATACCCCAGAGAATTTTACACAAGAAAAGTTAAAAAGTGTGAAAGCGTACTTTCAAAAAAAGTATTCAACTACAAGCGTAAATGTTATTACCAAGTTAAAGAAAACAGAAGAGGTACAAGACAATGTTGATGTTACTATCAACATTATGGACGAGAACTATCAACACGATTTGATTAAGTCCATCCTTCAATCTAAATCCCAAGAAAACCTTTACGAAGATATACTGAAGATTGACTCAGCGGTAAATAATAAGATGATTGCCGAACAAGATGAGATTGCTTCATTTAAGAAGTGGTATATTAAGAAGATTGAGTTTTCTAACTTTCTATCTTATGGTGAAAACCAACATATAAACTTTGAAAAGTTGGGTGGGATTACTGTAATTGAATCAGACCCACCTAACTTTGGAGGTAAAACTGTGTTGTCTGTGGATTTGTTGATGTTCTTGTTTTTTAATACAACAACAAAGACAAACAAAGCTGAAGAAATATTTAACAGATATTCTGACAAAGATAAAGTATCTGTTAGAGGGGAAATTGTTATTGATGGTGAAGATTACATTATTGTTCGTGAACTTGAACGTAAGAAATCTAAGTCAGGTGATTGGAATGTTAAAACAGAATTAGACTTCTTTAAGAAGTTTCCTGATGGTTCATTGGTTAAATTTACAGGTGAACAACGACGTGAAACTGAAAAGTTTATTAAGACATCAATTGGAAGTTATGAAGACTTCTTGATGACGATATTAACCACTGGTACTAACCTTGAGGACTTGTTGGAAGCAAAACCAACAGCTCGTGGACAAGTCTTATCAAGATTTTTAGGTTTAGATTTTCTTAAAAGAAAAGAAGAGACTGGTAAAGAAATCTATTCAGAGTTCTCCAAGTCAATGATTTCAAACATTTACAATACTGAAACATTGAAGAATGAGAACGAAGAACTATTGGTTAAAAACCAAGAGTTTGATAAGAATATTGTAGAAAGTGAAGTTAAAATTGAAGATGTTAAGGGTAGGATTGTTAAAGGACAAGAATATCGTGATAACCTTTTAAAATCAAAGGTTGTTGTTGATAGAGAAATTTCATTACTTAATCCTGACAATACAAAGAAAGAAGTGGGAAACTTTGAACACCAAATCAAACAGAATGTTCAGTTAAGAGATGGTGTTAAGATTGTTGAACCTTCAGAGTTTTATTATGAAAATGAACATGATAAGGTTAAGGAAGAGTACCAAAAGACTTACAAACAAAAGGTTGAGTTAGATACTAACATATCATCCATCCAAAAATTAAAGAGTTCAGTAAGTGGTGGAATTAAGTGTGAACATTGTGGCATTGAACTTATGAACGCAACAATTACACAATCAAGAATTGCGGAACTTGACGGACTTATCGGGCAAAAAACCAAGATTGAGGGGTTAATACAAGAATTATCGGACAAAGAACAAGGTTTTGTTAAACTTAAAAAAGACTTTGACGAGTACGAAAGAAACAAACTTGTCTATGAAAAATACCAAGCAACAATTGAAAACTTTGAATTGAAGAAAGAAAGTTTGTTAGATAAGTTAAAAAGATATGATGATGTACAAGATGTAATCAAATCTAACGAACAAATTGAAAGTCAAATCATTAAGGCTAACTTACGATTGGAAGATTTAAAACGAGAGGAACAACTTGTCCAACAGGAAGTGACCAATTCAAGATTTAAGATAACTAATAATCTTGAAAAGATTAATTCTAATAACAACTTAATTATTAAAATTTCTGAGGAACAACAAAAGGAAGTTAAGTATAAAGTTTATTTAGAGTTGTTTGGCAAGAACGGTATCTCAAAAAGAATTATGAAGAGTATGATGCCTTTGATTAACTCCGAACTTCAACGACTATTACAGGATTCTTGTTACTTCAGATTGGAAATTCGTATTAGTGAAAAGAATGAGGTAGAATTTTGGATGATAGACAATAATACTCAAATTGAAAAGTTAATGACTTCAGGTTCGGGATATGAGAAGACAATTGCTTCACTGGCACTAAGAGCGGTGATGGCTAAAGTGTGTTCATTACCTAAACCAAATATTACAGTATTTGATGAGGTGTTCGGTAAGATTTCTAATGATAACTTGGAAATGGTTTATGAGTTCTTTATTAAGATTAAAGAATACTTTGAAAACATACTTGTTATTACTCACAACCCTATGATTTCAAACTGGTCTGATAACATTATCAAGATTACGAAAACTGACAACATTTCTAAAGTTTCACATTAAGTTTGGTAAATTAAAAAATTGTATTATCTTTGTAAGACTATGATTATGAATTATATATTATTTGCATTCGGGGAATATAAAGAAAACCCACAGGCTTTAAACCTTTTAACTGAAACGGTATCACAAATATCAAAAGGTGATATAAAATTCCAACATGGAGACAGTGGTGTCATAATAACATTTGGCACGAAGTTGGATTGGGAAGATATAGACGACTATATGAAAAAAAATATTGTTAAATTAACGGCAATGTATTTTGTTTTCCCTATTGAATCTGACATGATATATTCTATGGACGAAGATATTAAAAAACATTTGTTTGAAAACACTGACATTTTGACAGAAAATGAAGAATTAAATCAGACTAGATACGTAAGTGATAATACAGGAGTTCCTGAATTTTTAAAGGGTATACATATTCACAGGGGTAGTCCTTTTGATGATATTCTTAAAATTCTTAATGAAGAAGTTATTCAAGATGTACCAGTTATGACACTTAATGATTTATTGGATAAGATAAAAGAAAAAGGTATAGATAGTTTGTCAGAAATTCAGTTAAAACAATTAGAAATTTACTCAAAACAAATAATATGATGGAAAAAAACCAAGTTATCCCGATTAATCAAGACGAAGTACAAATCTACCTTAAAGAACTTAGACGTATTAAGGTAATGACTCCTGAAAGAGAAAGGGAACTGTCGGCTAAGATGCAAACCCCCGAAACATCTGATAGTGAAAAGGCACGTATTTGTAAAGAATTGTTAGAGGGTAACCTACGATTTGTCATCACTGTTGCTAAACAGTATCAGGGACAAGGTGTTGATTTCAGTGATTTAGTTGCGGAAGGGAATATCGGACTTATGAAAGCTATTCAAAGTTTTGATTGGACAAAGAACCTTCGTTTTATATCATACGCAGTGTGGTGGATTAGACAATCTATTCTACAGTCTTTGAACGAACACTCAAGAACAATCCGTATCCCTGTGAATGTTATTCAAGACCTATATAAAGAGAAGAAACGAACAGACAAGACAGGTGAGAGAATTGATGACCGATTTGCTAATCTACCATCAACAATTAACCTACAAACTCAGATTAATGAAGATGGTGATACACTGATTGATTTGATTGTAAACAAAGACAGTGATATGCCTGATGAGGTATTCAATAATGGAGAACAACTTAAAGACGGATTATTCAACATCATGAATATTTTGGATGAACGTGAAAGACAGATTATTGAAGACTACTATGGTATCTCAGGTACCCCAAGAACACTTGAAGATATAGGTTCAGATTTCAGTTTAACTAAAGAAAGAGTTAGACAAATCAAAGAAAAAGCTCTTCGTAAGTTACGTAATGAGAGTGTTACCTTGTTCGATTATATGTAATCAACTATTTATTGTTATAAATTTAATTTTAAATTAGATAAAAAAACATTATGGAAAAATTACAGAAATACTTTATTCCCGCGATTTTGGTAATCGTATTATTATCCTTCTTTAAAGGATGTGGAACCTCAACCCAAGTTAAAACGACTGAAAAACAGGTTGAGTTATTAACAAAGAAAGTTGACTCTTTAAGTACTATCGTAGTATCTCAAGATAAACTAATTACTATCATTAAAGAAACTCCAAGTTGGAAGACTTTAGAAATTGAAGAATTGTCGGATAAGAACCATATGCCCATAAACCATTACAAGAATGAGTTGGGACAATGAAAAATTGGTTTAGTAGAAATTTAACAAACATAATTTCTTTAGCCTTTGTTATTCCAATACTACTCGTAGCGTTTGTGTCAATATCACACGTTACGAGTTTTTATGGTTTATCTAATCCTTTTACTTGGGCTATATATCTTTCAGTAGGTATTGAAATTGCAGCATTATCAGCCTTGGCAGCTGTGTCAGTTAACATGGGTAGATTTGTTTATTTCCCATTTATTATCGTAACATTTATTCAAATGTTGGGAAACATATTCTTCTCATTTACATACATTGATGAAACATCACAGACATTCCAAGATTGGATTTCAATGGTTGGTGGATTACTTGAGAATATGGGTATTGAGAAGACTGATTTAAATACTCACAAGACGGTACTTGCGTTTTTAACTGGCGGATTACTACCAATCATCTCTCTTACATTTGCCCACATGTTGGTTAAGTTTACTGAAAAGAATAAAGAAGTAGTTGAAGATGATAAAACAGATTTAACTGAGGAGGACATTCAAAAAATTATTGAATTACAGGTTGAAGAAAAAGAAAAAGAAAAGTGGACACCTTCTAATGAAGATTTGGAAAAGTTAGAAAAAATATTACAAAATAATCATCCTGTTAAATTAGATGTTGAACATAAACCTTACACTCCGTCAGAAGAAGATTTACGTAAAATTGAAGAAGTTTTAAATGGGTATACTGAAATTGTTGAAGAAAATATTAATGATAACAATGAGGTAATAACTGAAGACATTGTTGAGGAATCTGTGGAAGAAGTTAAACCGATTACTGAAGAAAGTCAGTATGACAATACTGTTTACATGGGATTACTTAAAAAAGAGGAAGATATACAACCTGAGGAGGTTGAAAAAAAAAATGATATACTCACCGAAACAGGTGAAGATTACAAGGTTTTAAACTACAGAAAAAGGGATGCTTAATATTAAAAAATATGGAAAGTTTCCTAAATTTGAAAAAAATAAGAAAAAAAAACAAATAATCCTTTGTCATAGTTTTCGTCCTGCTGAAAATTTTCTTAATTCATTAAAATATCGTAAAAATGGTTCTTACGATAAAATACCAAACTATTTTATAACAAAAGAAGGGAATATTTTAAATCTAATTTCAGATGATAGTTATACTAACTATTTTGACGACCAAGAGGTAAATCGAAATTCTATAATAATTTGTTTAGAAAATCTTGGATGGTTACAAAAAACACCATTAGGTTTATCGTATTCTAATTGGATTGGAGATATTTATAGTAAATCTATTTTTCAAAAAAAATGGAAGGATAAAATATATTGGGAACCATATAGTGAAGAACAATTAAATTCACTAATTGAACTCTCAAAAAAATTACTTGTAAAGTTTTCAATAGATAACAAGTTTATTGGACATAATACAAAAGTTGATGGTGTTAAATTATTCAACGGTATTGTATGTAGAAGTAATTATAATAGTAGATATACTGATATAAGTCCGGCATTTGATTATGAAAAATTTAAAAATTTAATAGAAAATGATGAGAGATAACCAAGACATTAAAGACCAAATCAAAAAAATGAGAGATTTGGTGAATAGCAATAATTCTATTGTTAAAGAACATATCCAAGAGATAAAAAAAACTTACTTGTTTGAACAATCTGAACGACCTGAAGTTGATACAATTGCTACGAAGTATAATGTACCAACCGCAGTTGAAGATGATATACAAGATGATGAAGAGAAAAAAAATGAAATTGAACAAGGTTATAGAATTTCAGGTGGTATTTTAACTATACATGGAAAAGATAGAAAAGATGTTGAATTAACAACTGATGATAAGAAAGCTTTCCAAGAAACTATGGATGAATTTGTTTCGGAAGTGTCAGATTTAGTTAACTTTAATCAATTAAATGTTTACCAAAACAACGTTGATTGGAGTGGTAAAATTGTTGATTTTGACATTGAATTCTATTTCACTATTGGTGAAAATAACGGATTATATATTAGTGGTGATATGGTAAAGGTTGATGAGAACTTTACTGAGGCTATCAGTAAACTAAAAACCTATTATGAGAAGTTCAAATCTAAATGGGCTAAAATAATTGCTAGTAGAAAGAAAACAAAACCTGATACAAATGAACAATAAGAATAATATAATTGGAATTTTATTTTTAATTATTATTGGTTTGTTTGTGTGCAATATTATTACAACAAACCAAATTAAAACTGATGTTGAAAAATATCAAACGTCAATTGATAGTATCCAAACAAAGATTGACTCGGTATCAATTTTAAATAAAGAATTGGATAATAAATTAGCGGAACTTGATACAAATATATTAGAAATAACTCAAGAAATACAATTGGTTGATAACAACATAAACGTAATTAAAAAGAAAACAAATGAAAAAGTTGCTTCTGTTGATAATCTCGGTAATGATGACCTTCAACATTTTTTCACAGACAAATACGGTAAGTAAAGATACTACTAAGGTTGTTATCAGTTCTGAAGTAGCTAGAAAGATTGCTAAAGATTTGATTAGGTTGGATGGTTGTATTGAAGAAAACCAGCAATTATATTCTAAAATCTCTTTATTGGAAAAGAGGGAAGGTGATAAAGATAAGAAAATTGAAATTTTAGAAGAAAAAGATAAAAACAATCAAATTATTATTGGTGAGAAAGACAAACAAATTGGTTTATATGTTAATATGACTGATGACTTAAAAGATGAGATTAAAACCAATAACGATAAAACTAAATGGTGGAAAGTCGGAACCTATGCGGGTGGAGGATTAACACTTTTATTATTAATACTTGCTTTTTAAAATGGCATTTAACCAAACTGAAAAAAACGAAATTGAAAAAATTGTTAAATCTGAAATTAAAAGTTTTTTAGATTCACAAACTGTTAAGCAATTTGAAAATAAAATGTTAGATTTAATTGCTAAAGAAATTGAAAGAGGTAAATTAGAAAAAAACATAAGAGAATTGGTTGTTAAATCATTCAGAGATTTCTATGAATATATGTGGATGAATAGAAGTACTTGGGAAACAAAATTAAAAAGATAATAGAAATGGAAAACTTGAAACAAAATTTAATGAAGGCGATTAAGTCAAATTATACGACAAAAGATTCGGATTCAGTTCGAGATTTCAATAAATTCTCAGAAGAACTGAGTGAAAAAAAAGAAGAAAATACTGAAGCAACTGGTGCCGGAAGTGCTGGTGGTTTTGAAAGTCCTTTATTTGGGGGTAAAATGGAAGAAGAAAATTCTGATGACATTAAAAAAGTTGAGGCAACTGAAGCAACAGGGGCGTCTTCTGCTGGACAATATTCAGGCCCATCATTCTTAGCAAAATCCCAAAGTAAAAAAGATTGGAGAGGTGCCGCAAAACCTTTGTATAAGGGTGGTAAGTTTGTTAAAATTAAAAAGAAATGTTTAAAATACCCATACTGTAATCAAGGGGATATTAACGCTTTAAAATTAACTGAATTAGATATTTTTGAAAGTTTACTTGAAAAATTATCAAAGGAATATCAGATTGATAAAAATATTTTAAGTAAAATAATTAAAGAAGATATTTTAAAAAACTAAATTAATTAAGTATTTATATATAAAAACATAAATGTCAAAATTTGATGAAATAATAAAAAGTTTAGTTAATGAAAGTTTAACTGAAAGGGCTAACGAAATTACTAGTACTATTAACAAAAAAATTGAATCAAATGAAGATGTTGATAAGTATGATTTAGAGGTTGGTATTGATTATGGTTTTGACGACGATGACGAGGATTATACGTTTATGAGAAGGGGTAAAAATTCGTCACACGGACCATTTCATTTTAAAAGAAATAAAAGAGGTAGTGAAACTGCCTTTGGAGAAAAACAAATAGCAAACATGAAAAAAAGAATTAAAGAAGACCAAGACACTGATTTAGCATTAGCGTTAGATTCTAAAGATGTAAGAAGTGAAACAACTGAAAGACTGCATGGTGGTCAAAAAAAATTAGATGTTGCAGAACCTAAAGGTAAACTGACTAAAGCGGATTTTTTAAAATTACAAAAAATGGAAGAAGAAGTAGAAGAAGGAAACGCTTTTACTGGAGCTTTATCGAAGGCTAAAAAAGAAGGTAAAAAATCTTTTAAAGTTGATGGTAAAGAATTTGAAGTGACTGAAGATTTAGGTGGTATGGGATTAGGTATGGGACATGATGATTTTGAAGATATAAATCTATCTGATGATGAAAATCCAAGAGTTCAATCTTTAAAGAAAAAGTATATGAGAAATTACCCTGAAGAAATTGACCAAGAAGTTGATTTTGTTTCAGGTAATGAAGAACCGATTAATTATAGAATTAAGATGGGTGATGGTGATTTCCTTGACTTAGCAGAATCTGAATTAATTGACATGATTGAAGAATTAGTTCTTGAAGAAAAAACCAAAGACAACCTTAAGAAGACAGGTAAATCTGCAGGAATGGTTCAATATGATAGAGTTTCTAAAAGAGAAAAAAATGAAAACTTAAGGGCTAATAAAGAGTCGTTCAAAAAAATGGCGGATTATGTTAAGGATGGTTCTAAAGGTAAGTTTGAATCTAATCCTGTAATGTTCCCAAAGGGTAACGGTGAGATTAAGAAAATGGACAAGAAAGCATATGTTCCATCAGAATATGTTGATGAATATGTTGACGCATTTGCTTACCCTGGTCAAACAAACCTTAGATATGATGAAGTAAAACCAAATGATGAGTGGATTGAAATGAATCTTAAAGGTCATTCTAAGACTGGAAACGCTCAAGTTGATAAAGATGGTAATCCATTAGGTAATGTTGTACCGACAAAGACAGGTGAAAGAATGTACAAAAATTTTGAAGAAAATTTATATGGGGCAGAACAAGCTGAAGCGTCATATAAAAGACAATCACAACCTGTTGATATTGCTGGTGAAACAACTCAAAAAGGTGGTTTAAAGAGAAAAGGTTCAAAAACCTCGTCAATCCAAAAGGCTGATAAAATTTTAAATAACCTTGGTGAGTCAACTGAAAATGAATCAAGTAAGTTGTTAAACGAAGAAATGGAAAGTATGAAAAAGTTAATTGGTTATCAGTATAAAAAATAATTAGTTACTTTAAAATATTTTAATTTATAATTCTCCATATAACTATGGAGAATTTTTTTTCTTATATATCTAAGCCAGTAACTGATGAAGAACTACAATTTTGGATTGATAGTAATGACATTTGTTATCAAAAATTAGAGTTGTTTGAAGACTTTGTTAAATCTTTAGTTTCCTTAGTATATAAAACTTATTTAGGTGACCCAGAAGGTCAAGAAACTAATATAAACATAACATACGATGATAATATTAAACACTTTGAATGGTGTTGGGATAAAACAATTGAAAATTTTAACAAAGAGGGTATCTTTTTTGGTGAAAAGGGAGACCATAAAGATTTTATAAAAAGTTTTTTAGAGGAGACTTTTTATAGACAAAAGATTAAAGAAGTTAAAATGTCTTTGAATAAGTTTTTTGATGAAGTTTTTAATCTTGATAAATTACCAACAAAATCCGATTTAGATTTATTAACATCAATTTATAAATCATTAGATAAATCTTTGAAATTAAGTTTACAATAGATAAATAATCCTTACTCTTGATAGTGTAATAAACAAATTTTATATTTAAGAAAATGGAAACAGTAGACAAAATCAAAGAATTGACTGAATCTCTTTCTGTTGATGCTGGTAAATTTTATAGCGGTAACAAGAGTGCCGGTACTAGAGCAAGAAAAACTGCTCAAGAATTGAAAGCGATACTTCAACAGTTTAGAGGTGAAATTTTACAAGGAAGAAAACAAAATGATTAATTTAGAAAATTTATTTTTATTTATTTTTGTATTCAGCATTTTAAATGTTTTGAAAATTTCAACAGTATTTATAACTTCCCTATTACAAACACCACCTAAAAAGATGGTGTTAGGTAATGGGGAAGCTTTTTTACTACATTTTACATTAACTTATTTTATTACATATATAATACTTTTAGTATGAGTTTTTACAAAGAAATTAGCCCAATATTTGAGTACTTACATCAAGTAAGGAAACTTGAAAACTATATTGTTTTTGATGTTTTATTTTCTAAAACATGGAAAATACCAAAAAAATATATAGTTGAAGATAAATTTTTAAACAATGGAACATTAGAGGATAAATTATATTTATCATTTGTTTCTGATTTTGATGAAAATAATCTTAACTTGATTCAAAATAATATATTAGGTATTGTTAGATACAATTTAGAAAGAGAGGCTAAAGAAAAATTATTTGAAGATAGAGTTTCTGAACTTAAAAATATCTTTGATAAAGAAAATTTAGAAAATCTTAAAAAATTAAAATTTGAATTAACACAAAATGTTTTAGTTGACAATGGACAAAGGCAAGGAAATACAGAAACAACTGGAATCTCTCAACTCATTGAGGAATAAACTCAATAAGGATTTAACGATAGAAAAAGAAAAAACTGCAGATTTTTTTAGAAATTTAAAAAAAGATGATTTGTTTAAACAACCAAAAAAAATAACATTATGGCAGAGGATAAAGAAGGTACTGAACTTTTAGGTAAATTAGCGATAATTGCTGACTCTTCACAAAAAATATTCACTGGTAAGGCTAGTGTTATATTTGAATTAAAAGAACAAGAATATTATCATGTTGTTGCCAATGTTGAAGGTGATTATGATAAAGAAACATTCAAAATTGACATTTCAGGAACTGATTTCATTTTTATCTTGGATAAGTAGTATAACTTGTATACAAAAATTTCTTATTAAATCCCCGTTCAATCAGTAAGTTATACAGATATTTTCTTTGAATAGTTGAAATGTCTTTAACTATTATCATATTACCTTTATCTCGTAATGTTGTAAATACTTCTAATAACCTATCACAATCTTCAGAATTTTTTAAAGAAAATAATTTGTAATCATCGTCATTTTGAAGTATAAATTTATTTTTAAGTTGTGACACCATATATATTTTATCTTTTTTTACATATTGTTTAAAAAAGTCATCAATTGAAATACGGGTATCATTTTTAACGTCATATATTGATTCCTCAACTCTATACGTTTTAATAGTTTGAATATAATTTGTGTCATCAATTTTAGGGGATATTGTAATATTCCTACCAAATTCATCTAAATAATGGATGTTACCATTAACAAACTTATTAGTTATAATTGCAATATGAAAACGACACTCTTTACCCGATTCAAATTTCTTTTCAAAAATTATTTCATTTGATTTTTTAATTAAATTTTCGTAATAATCTTTTGTTAGTTTTTCTCTCACAAAGGATTTGAGTTTTTTCTTTTTTTTATTATTCTTAAAGATGTATATATGAAATTTATCGTTCATAGAATATAAATTAATAAACTTTTCAAAAATAAAAACAGTTGGAAAATTTTTACGATATTTTAGGTGTTACAGAAACGGCATCACAGGATGAAATTAAAAAGGCTTATAGAAAAAAAGCCGTTGAATCACACCCCGATAAAGGTGGGGATGAAGAAATATTTAAAAAAATATCTGAAGCCTATGATACATTAGGTGATGAACAAAAAAGAAAAGATTATGATATAACAAGAAATAATCCTTTTGGTGATATGGGTGGTGACCCGTTCAGTTCATTTGGTGATTTTTTTTCAAATATGAGTGGACAAAAAGTTAGGAGAGCTCCCGATAAGATTATTGATATACAAATAGGGACTCTTGACTCATTCTTGGGGAAGAATATTGACATAAGATTTCAACGTAAAAATATGTGTAATAGTTGTAGCGGACAAGGAGGTGAAAGAAATAGTTGTAATACTTGTAATGGTTCAGGTAGAATAACTCAAAGACTTGGTAATTCATTCTTCTCAAACATTTTCCAAGTTACTTGTAATAGTTGTAATGGTAAGGGTTATAGTCTTAAAAATGTTTGTTATTCATGTGCTGGCGAAGGTAAAAATAGTGAAATGCAAACCATTAATTTAAATATTCCCCATGGTATAAGTGATGGCCAAATGATTAAGGCTTCAGGTTATGGTGATTGGCATGACAGTATGTTTGGAGATGCTATTCTAAAGGTTCAAGTAGTTGAACAAAATGGTTTTGAAAAACTTAACAATGATTTAGTATATAACTATCAGATGTCTTTGGATGACTTTAATAAAAATAATTTAGATATACCACATCCATCAGGAAATTTGAATATTAAATTACCTGAGACTATAGATACACAAAAACCCTTACGTATCAAAGGTAAGGGTTTCAGAAATGAAGGTCTTGGTGACTTTTATGTTAAGATGTTTGTTAAACACAAGAGAGGATAAACTTATTCGTCTATCTCTGTTAGATACATCCAAGCGTAATCGTTGTATTCAATTGCGATGAATATATATCCTTGAGTTTCTGACGGCCCCATATGGAAGTTACAGTTACCACCTTGTGAATCTAACATTCTGTAAGTGATATATGAATCTTCGTCACTTAGTTTGGTTACTACACGATATACTTGGATTTGTTGACTAAAAATGGTTACTTTGTCGTCCTCAAGTTTAATCAGGATGTCTACGGATGTTGGTGAACCGTTCCATACGATTTCGTTATTTGTGTCTCTATAACCTGTATAGAGTTCTACGGCTTTAGCAAAACCTACTTCTTGAGAGAATGATAATAGTGTTGAAAGAACTAAAAAGACTGATAAGATAAATTTTTTCATTGTGTATATTTTTTTGTAAAGATACTATATTCTATGGATTTATGAAATAAATATTGTTATTTTTTTTAGGTATGAAGAAAATATTATTTATAGTCCCACACCTATCTACTGGGGGACTACCACAGGTTACTACGAATAAGATTCAACTTCTTAAAGACGATTATATTATAAAGTGTGTTGAATACGGGTGTTATTCTTGGGATTTTGTTGTTCAGAAGAACAGAATTAAAAATATGATTGGTGAGGACAATCTTATTACTCTATGGGATGATAAGAATGTTTTAATTGATGTTATTAACGATTTCCAACCTGACATTATATCAATGGAGGAGTTCCCTGAATTTTTCATGGACAATAACATTACAAGACAAATTTATAGACAAAATCGTCCATATAAAATATTTGAAACCACACACGATTCAAGTTTTAAACCAACATCTAAGGTTTGGTTTCCTGACAAGTTTATCTTTGTTAGTGTGTTTAATGCTATTCAGTATTCAATGTTTGACATACCTTATGAGGTAATTGAGTATCCTATTGAAAACAGAGAAAAAAGAAAGAACATGCTCCAAGAAAAACTTGGGTTCGATAAAGGGTGGAAACATGTTGTTAATGTTGGGTTATTCACTGAAAGAAAAAATCAAAAATACATTTTTGAAATTGCTCGTAAGTTAGAAAATAGTAAAATTAAATTTCATTTCATTGGAAATCAGGCAGATAACTTTAGAAGTTATTGGGAACCACTGATGAATAACAAACCTGAAAACTGTATTATTTGGGGTGAAAAGGATAATGTAAATGAATTTTTGGAAGCGTCCGATTTGTTTATGTTCCCATCAAAAGGGGATAGAAATAATAAAGAATTAAATCCAATTGCCATTAAGGAGGCTATTGAATATGGTATTCCTATGATGATGTATAATTTGGATGTGTATTGTGGAAAATATGATAAACTACCTCAAGTTACATTTTTAACTGGAGATATAGATAAAGATGTAAATAATATGATGGATGTATTAAATGTTGGGGGTATTGACTCTCTTTTCAGTTTTGATTTTAATGGTGATAATAATCAGATTACCATTAACTATACCGGCAATAAAAAGTTTGATTTTAATGTTAGTATTAGAGACATAACTTCAAAGGCTCCGATGTATTGGTTTAATTTACCTTTGGAATACCCAATATTTTATTGGACAATGCCTATCCCAATTCATATTAAAAAATTCAAAGACAATCCTAACTTTAGAGGATTTTT